ACAACACCACATTCACGACAACAGGTTCAGTTGGCACACGTTATTATGTCTACGCTGGCGGGATGGTCCAATCTTACGGTGCAGCTAATACAATTATGCCGGGTAACGCAGCAGGATATACAGACACCGGGACAGGCGGATTGTATTTGTAATAAAGGAGATGTATGTCTGATAACAATACGAAAACATTTCATGCAGATGCTGGTAAGGGGTCTCGGCCCCGTGGCACTGGTTGGAAGAATTATTACGATAATTTCGATGCAATCTTCGGTAAGAAAGAGGAAGCGAAGCCAGAAGTCCTACAGGTTGAAAGTTTGTCGTCTGTTGGTAGTAAGGTAGGTGTCTTGACAGTTGGGACTATCGGTGGAGATTGGTCAACTGTGTCGATTGATGCAGAAGGTAATGTAATTAGAAAAGAATCTGGTTGCAGGATTACTGTCGAGGTCACGAAAGCCGACGAGGGCTGACATCGGTTGGGAAACCAACTAATACTCGTAACAAATTTGCCTAGAGGGACTTCGCTCCGATTGGGCATACTCCGCGAAAGCGGATTAGTGGAGAGGGTGGCATCAAGGTCACTAAAGCTCGCAGGCATGGTTGAGTGGCGCTGCGACACCGAATAAGAGCGTTTGTGATGTGCGCGCTCATTAAATATAGGGCACACCGCGTAAGCGCCTGTCTAGGCCAAGTTGTAAAGACTAAGTATAGGCAGACTAGGCAGCGGCTAGTCAATATTCTAAAGGAGGCTGCACGGCAGGAATGCTGTGTGGCTTTTTGTTGTTTCAAGTTTTGTGGCGAATCGGGTAGCTCCCTCTCTGAGCCGTAATCTCAGATAGTCACATCTATTAATCTATTACGGAGATAAAATGATTAAATTAGTTTATGGAGTTGGTGTAAGCGAAGACGGTGAATATAAACGCTCTTGTAAAGGTGAAGACGGAAAGAACCGTAAGACGCCAGAATATGAACTTTGGAAGAACATGCTTGCACGCTGCTACTCGCCAGCGATGAACAAGTTGCGACCACGCTATAAAGGTTGCTCTGTGTCGGAGAACTTTAAGAATTTCCAGTGGTTTGCGAAGTGGTGCAATAAACAAATTGGGTTTGGTGAGACGGGATACCAACTTGAGAAAGACATACTGATTAAGAATAACAAAGTCTACTCTGAAGATACTTGCAGATTTGTCCCTAACAGCATCAACATGCTTCTTGCAAAATCTAACGCTTCCCGTGGCGACTTGCCGATTGGTGTGCAATATTTTAAGAAAATTAAAAAATATGTGGCTCGGGTCGGAAATGTGCGTGCTAGAGACAGCTTTGGCAAAGGCCACATTGGGGTTTATGACACACCAATCGAAGCGTTTCAAGCTTACAAGAAAAAGAAAGAAGAGTTGATTTCTTACGAAGCTAACAAATTTCGCGGGAAGATTTCTGATGATCTTTATTTCGCTTTGATTAATTATGAAGTGGAGATAACAGATTGAAAAAACAAAAAACAGTGTGGGGGCCGGACTCTATCACCCACAAAAAATTCCTTGACTGTACAAGTGACTATATTATTTTTGGTGGGGGTGCCGGTTGTGGCAAATCTCACCAAGCCCTCCTCAAAGTTCTTAAATATAAAGATGACCCCAATTTTAGGGGTGTTTTCATTCGAGAGACAAGTACCCAGCTTTCGCAAGCCGGTGGCCTGTATCAAGAAGCAGAAAAGATGTGGCGCCAATTTGGCGCTAAGTTCAAGACGCACCCTCAGATGACAGCAACTTTCCCATCAGGTGCACAAGTGCAGTTTAAAGTCTGCGGTGCAGACAGAGATATTACAAACTTTGACGGTGGACAGTTTTCCCTTGTCGTATTTGACGAAGCGCAGAATCATACCGATGTTCAAATTAGATATTTGGAGTCGCGTATTCGCTCACAAGCTCAAGGCCCGCACCAACTATGTTGCACTTGCAACCCACGTCGCGACAGCCATCTTATGCCTTTTGTGAACTGGTATTTGGATCAAGACACAGGTATTCCCATTCCTGAGCGTTCAGGTGTTGAGCGGTATTACGCTTCGTACAACGGGACGATGGTGTTTGCTGATACAAAAGAAGAACTGATTGAGACATATCCCGGAGTACGGCCACAGAGCTATACGTTCATCAGCGCCACTATTCGGGACAACCCAAGGATGAAGGTGCTCAACCCCGGATACGTGGCCCGTCTTGAGAACCTTAAGCGTGTTGAGCGTGAACGTCTGCTGCTTGGCTCGTGGTTTGCCAAGGAAGAGTCGTCAGGGTATTTTAAACGAGATTGGTGTGAGATTGTTGATAAAGTTCCTGCACTAGTTAGTAATCGTGCGAGGGGGATGGACTTAGCGAGTACACTCAAGTCAGAAAGTAACCCCAATCCCGACTGGACGGCATCTACCCGCATTTCTAAAGGAAAAGATGGTTTCTATTACGTCGAACATGTTGAGCGATATAGAAAGCTGACGCACGGGGTTCTTGAAGAGATTGCCAAGTGTGCTATCAAGGATCGCGACGAGCTAGGGCAACAAGTTCCTGTGTTTATTCCGAAAGACCCCGGCGCTGGCGGAGCGGCAGCAAATATGTTCTTCATTAAGACGCTTGTAGAGAATGGTGTAGACGCTCGCACAGAGATGGTTTCAGGACACACTGGCAAGCTGTCTCGTATGCAACCATTCTTGTCTCTTGCGGAGGCGGGGCTTGTCCGGGTGGTAAGGGGCGAGTGGAATGAAATGTGGTTCAACGAGCTAGAAGATTATATTGACGGCAATAGGAATCAGAAGGACGACATGTGGGATAGCACGGCTACGGCGTGTAAGGCTGTTATGAAGCAGATCACTATTCCGTCGTTTACTCTGTCCGTAAATACTCAGCCATCCCCAATTCCATCGGTGTAGTAGCACAAATTTGACAAGACTTACTTGCAATGGTACAATTCGTTTCAGTAAAGAAAAGGAGCAATAATGGCCGCTAAAAAGAAGCCACAAGATAATACGGCTGCTCTGGCGGCTGACGATGGTGTTGCAGTGCCCCGTATTCAGTTAGGGGAAACAGGCTTTATCGGCCTTCGCACAATTTTTGGGAAAGTTATTGACGATCCGAACAGGGCATTTCATCTTGATAACTTTGTTATCACGGTCAAAGAAATGCTCAATGATGCAGTTATTGCATCTGCAATGAACACTTATCGGATGCTGCTGTCCCGTGTCAATTGGACCGTAGTTCCACCTGTAGACGCCACAGAAGAAGAAAAAGAGCGTGCTAAATTTGTTCAGTCGTGCATGGACGACATGGAAGGCTCGTGGGCAGAGTTCATGTCCGATGTAGTTACATATCTTCCCTACGGATTCTCTGTACAGGAGAAGGTCTACCGCCGCCGCCTCTATAAGAACGGTAGCAAATTTAACGACGGTAAAGTTGGAATCCGCAAGCTCACTCCGCGCTCACAAGACACTATTGCACGTTGGACGTTCTCTGAAGATGGTCGTGATCTGCTGGGTTGTGAACAATCCATCTATAAGCTTGAACACGCAGCAATGTTCATGGATCAAGCCAATGAGCACGGTCTTATTCCTATTAAGCGAGATAAATTCTTGCTTTTCCGTGCAGACCCTACTAAGGGTGATCCTACAGGCAACTCTATTCTTAAAGGTGTGTACAAAGCTTACAAACAGCTTGACATGCTCCGTTCACAGGAGCTTCTTGGCATTGCTAAAGAATCTGCTGGACTTCCATTGATTAAACTTCCACCTGAGTACATGGCTGCTGATGCACCCGATGATATGAAGGCAGTATATCAAGCTTGCCAAAAACTGCTTGACACCATGCAGGCAGGTACAAATCGCGGAATCATCTTCCCTAAGCTTGTAGATGAACAAACCAAACAGGATAGATTCTCGATTGAGTTACTGGAGAAGAAGGGTATACCCGGTGCTAACATCGATCAAGCTATTCGTCGCTACGCAGATGAAGTTTATTCTGCACTTGGAATTGATATTCTTAAGGGTGGTAGCGAAGTTGGCTCTTTTAGCCTTGCTGATTCGGATACAAATGTTGTGTCTCTTGCGATGGGGCACCGGCTCAATGAGATTGCTGATGTCTTGAACAATGATCTAGTTCCGCAACTCTACAAACTCAATTCGTGGAAAATAGAACGGTTGCCTAAATTCATCCCCGGAGATATTTCCGAGATGAGCGCTGATGAATTAGGAAAACTTATGCAGAGAACTGGATCGATCGGTCTTATTCCTAAGAATGTAGACGTTGTTAACAGGCTTCTCCGCGCAATCGGCGTTAGTACACTTCCACCTGACACTGATTTAGAGTCTGTGGAGTTTACAATGGAATCCAGTAATTCTGGAGAGGGGATGCAAACTCCTTACGACGGAACAGCAACAAAACCCACTAAAAAAGATTCAAGTTCGCAAAATTCGGAGAATTCAGCTTGATTGAAGACCACGTAGTATATTGGATTAGACATAAAAATCATACCGATATTAAGTCTGAAGGTTACGTTGGTGTTACAAACAACTTTGACCGAAGAATGACTGTGCACGACTACAGTGTAAGGAGTGGTTCTGAGTATTTGGTGCACCGGGCTATGCGGAAATACGGTGACGATATCCTCAGAACAGTCATAGCGAAAGGTGATGAGGAGTTTTGCTATTTCGTAGAGTCTGAATTGCGACCCGTCGCTGAGGTCGCATGGAACTTGGCTCCCGGAGGGTTGATACCTCCCCTCTCCGGGAGGGGTCATTCTGAAGCTTCTAAGCTAAAAATGTCTAAGGCCCACAAGGGTAAACAAATATCTGAAGAAACCCGTAAGAGGATGTCCGCTGCGTCGAAGGGGCGACCCTTATCTGAAGAGTCACGAAACAAGATTCGACAAAAGGCCACGGGGCGAGTAAAGAGTGAAGAATCTAAGAGGAAGTTTGCACTCGCCATGACAGGGAGAAATCTTTGGGAAAACAGCGCCGCTAGAAAAGATTTGTGGGCAGTTGCAGACCTTTTTTATGAGAAACATTTGGAGCATCCTAAAGCAGCGGCAAGGAGTCTTGCGGAAATGCTTGGTTTCTTAAACTGCAACCCTTGGAAAATGAAAGATAAGTTCAAATCTGGTTGGATTCCAAAAGAAGACCCTGCGTGGCTCCAGTTTAAGGAGCGATACTTGACGGAGCAAATGCATGAATAAACACAAACTTTTGCGGCTTACCGCTTCCCTGCGAAACCGCCCGCATCTAATTTCTAAAACAGCCTTTCAAGAAGTTGAGGCTTATCTTGACGCTCGTAACGCCGGCATGATCGATATCGAAGGCAGTAAGAGCACAGAAAATAAAAAAGATGTGCCTGTTGCTGGCGATATTGGAGTGATTACTATTCGTGGACCTCTTACATACCGTTCCACAGGTTGGGAGGGTATGTGCGGAGGTTTTTCCTACGAAATGCTTCTGGATCAAGCTGAGGAACTTATTGCAGCTAAAGCGAAAACTCTTGTTCTTGACATTGATTCAGGTGGTGGCGAGGCTTACGGCTGTTTTGAATCAGTTGACGAACTTCGCAAAATGTGTGATGCCGCTGGTGTTCGCCTCGTTAGCTACGTTGACGGTTCAGCATGTTCTGCTGCTTATGCTATTGCGTGTTCTTGCGACGAAGTGATTGCCAACCCTTACGCTGACGTGGGCTCTATCGGAGTCTTGATTTGCCTTTACAACGATAGTAAGAAGCTTGAACAAGCTGGCATTCAACGTACATTCGTTACAGATGGCAGCGACAAAGTTCCTTTCGCAGACGATGGTTCGTGGCGAGATGGCTTCCTTGAAGACATGCAGAAGCGTGTTGCCGAGCTTGGTGATGCATTCCGTGCTCACGTCTCTAATTACACGGGCTTGTCCACAAAAGACCTCAAGGACACACAAGCACGAGTGTACTCCGCTCAAGACGCTCTGTCAATTGGTTTGGTCAACAAAATTATGACTCGTTCCGAGTTCGTAGATTACGTGCTCAGTTAAAGGATAACTATGCTGGATTTTCTCAAAAAGAAGTTGGGCGCAACGCCTGTAACCCCGGAGGCTTCGGAAGAAGTCGTAACTACAGGCGATTTGCCTGAACAAGAAAAGGAAGAAACGATGAGTGTAGAAGATAAAGCTCAAACTATCGAGCTTGCTGCGCACGAAGCCGTTCTGGCTCAACTGTCTGCCCTGACTGCCGAAATGGAATCGGTTAAGGCTGCTGCTGAAGCTATGAAAGCTGAGTACGAAGAAAAGCTGTCGGCTTATGCCGCTGCCGAAGAACAAGCTAAAGCTGATGCGCTGGCTGCAAAACTGGAAGCCCGCCGTAAAGAAGTTGAAGCTCAAATGGGCACTGAAAAAGCTGCTGCTTTTATGGCTGCAACTGAAGGTATGGACGACGCTAAAGTCGAATCGTTCCTGCAAATTTTCGCTACTAATGCTGCTGCCGAGGCAAAAAGCGAGATGTTCAATGAAGTCGGCGTAGAAACCAAGGCAGACGCCAAAGACGAGCCGAAGGTTGAACATTTTAATCAATATCTCCCTAAGAAATCCACCAAGAAGGAATCGAAATAATGACTAAACTCGCTACTCGTAGCAATAAACTGTCGGGCGTTCTCGCTTTTGAAGAAATGCCGGAACATGGCGTCTGCCGTCGTGCTGTGACCGTTACGGTTGCTGCTGGTATGGATGTCGGCGCTGTCCTGCAATATGACGGCACGAGCAAATACAAATGGGTCGCTAACGCTGACGTTGCAACGCTGAACGCTGATGTGGTTGTGCTGATCGAATCGAATCTGGATGTCCCGTCGCTTACCCCCGGCGATTACACGCTGACGGTGCTGCGCACTGGTCACGCTGGTGTTGTTGATGCTGGTCTGCTGTACAAAGATGTCGTCACTTCGGGCAACAAGACCATCGTTGCAAACGCTCTGCGCGCTAAAAACATCCACGTCCGTACCGGCGTCTAAGCCAACCCGGCGTCTAATAATTAAAGGAACTCTCAAATGAGCATGACTATTCGCGACTATTTCAACAGCTTCAAGAACGCTGACTTCGTTGACTCGATTTCGCAAGTCCCCATTCAGTATGGCTACATCAACAGCCAAAATCTGTTCTCGGTCAAATCGACCAACCAAACCGCTATCGTCTTCGACAAAGACTATGCAAACGTTACGCTGCTGCCGCAAGTGAATCGTGGTGCCAAGGCTTCGACGGAAGGCCACGAGCGCAAAGCTGACACGTTCGCCCTGAAACTGGCTTACTTCAAACACGAAGACCGCCTGACGAACGAAGACATCCAAGGCTGGCGCGTTCCTGGCTCGACCGACTCGGAAACGTACGGTCGCGCTACGGCAGAGAAAATGACGGACATGCGCCGTGCTTGGGACCAAACACAAGAGTACATGAAGCTGCAAGCCCTGAAGGGTGCTATGAAAACCCCGGACGGCACGGTTGTTGCTGACATGTACAGCGAATTCGGTATTTCGCAAGTTACGCAGGATTTCCTGCTCGGCACATCGTCCACTAACGTTGATTCGGTTATCCGTCAACTGAAGAAGGCTGTTTCGACCAACGTTATGAATGGTGGCGCAATTTCGGGCATTCAAGTTCTGGTTGATCCGCTGTTCTACGACAAGCTGATTTCGCACCCGAACGTCAAAGCTGCTTACCAGTTCTACATGGCTAACGGCGCTGGCAACACGGTCCTGCGTGATGACAATACGTCGTACATGCAGTGGGGCATCATGGATGCATTCGCTCTGCGCGGTATTAAGTTTGTGTCGTATGACGCAACGTTCAACCTGCCGGGTGGCACTACTGAGCAAGCATTCGCTGACAACAGCGGTATCGCTTTTGCTGAAGGTGTGCGCGACCTGTTCCGTGGTTATGCTGGTCCTTCGGCTAAACTCTCCGAGGCCAACCAGCCCGGTCAGGAAATCTTCGTGCGTCAGTACATCGACGTTCGCGACGAATTTGTTGAGTTCGAAATGGAGGCAGCGCCATTGTACTTTACCACAAGGCCCGCATCCATTATCAAATTGACGTCGAGTAACTAAATATTAGCCCTCTTCGGAGGGCTTTAGTCTCTTGACTGTAAGAACTTCTCGTGAGATAATAAAACGTTGAGGTTCTTATGTTAAGGAGATTTATGGGAAGGCGTTACAGTACACCGGAAGAGTTTTTAATCAAACTCCGTCAAAAGGTAAATCCTGTATGGGATTTGTCAAGGATAGACTACAAGGGTTCTTCCGTCAAGGTAGAAGTCTCCTGTAAGAAGCATGGTGTGTCGTGGGTACTTCCGGGCAATCTTTTAAAAGGTTGTGGTTGCAGGAAATGCGCAGACGAATCCATCGGTAAGGGCAGCAGAAGTAACACCGAAGCTTTTATCCGCAAGGCAGTTTCTTTGCACGGAGATAGGTTTGACTACTCTGTGGTGGAATATGAGAAATCTTCTGTCAAAGTAGACATAATTTGTAAGCAACATGGTAAGTTCAGTATGACACCAAATTGCCACTTATCTGGTAAAGGCTGTAGGAAGTGTGCGGATGATTTGATGTCAAAGATGCGGACAGCAGATTTAGAGCATTTTAAAATGCGTGCAGCACAGATTCACGGGGAAAAGTATAACTACGACCACGCTATCTATAAAGGCTGCGAAGTGCCTATAAAGATTGAGTGCAAAGAACACGGCCTATTTTGGCAAGTGCCATACAATCACTATAGTGGTTCTGGTTGTCCATCCTGTATATCTTGTGGATACAACCCGAATAAGGCAGGGTATCTTTATATTTCTTGTTGTGACGACATCACTAAAATTGGAATCACAAATAGGGATGTTATTACTAGGATTTCTGAAATATCTAAATCAGCAGGTTTGCATTTTGAACTGGTATTGTATTGGCGGTTTGAACAAGGTTGTATGGCGCAGACTCTTGAAAGAGTTATTTTAGAGGAGATGTGTGAACATTACAACTCTTTAACTGTGAAGTTTGACGGAAGCACGGAATGCTTCTACGGTGTGGATAGAGAAGGAATAATTAATCGTGTTAGAGAACTTATTGAGGAAGAACTATGTTAATTGATCCGTCCACACTAATAGGACAACTTAGGTTGGCACTCGGCGATTGGAGGGATTTGCCCGTATTGAACGATGACATCTACCAAAGTGCCCTTGACAAGTACAACAACAATTTTAAAGCTGCACGTGCTCTGTGTGGGCAATATATCCTTGCTACACTCAGTTTCGACTCTGACGCTAAGATGGGTATTATTACATCTTATGGGAGTCAGGTCTACAACCAGTACAAAGACTATCTGCTTTTAGTCCTAAGAGACCCCGCTTTCAACGGCGTTTGCCCATTGCCCTATGTTGCAGGTGCAGACGAAGTCCATCCTATTTTGCAATTCAAAGAGGACTTCACTAACGCACAGAATCGCCCGACATCTGACGAACGTTTGCATCAAATTGCTGCCGGTCCCTTTGATCCATACAGCGGCCCTGTTGCTAACGGTGGCGTGGAGCCGCAGTAATGAATTCCTTCGACCGCACAGTAGCGTCAATGATGGCTAAGTTCGGCACCACAGCGCATGTAATGGTATCTCTTACAGAGTCGTACAACACAGATACTTCGGAAAACATTGTGTCCTTCAAAGACATCCCTGTGAAAGCAATGTTTTTTGATTATGTACGCAAGAATGAGGGTGAAGGGACCGAAAATAGCACTCTTATAAAAACTGGCGACAAACAAGTTTACATCCAACCGCCGCAAAAAACACAAGACGGGTTGCCTCTGCCTCACTTTTCCCCTAACAAAGATTATTTGAAAGTGGACGGAAAAGTTTACAAGATTATTACAATCAAACAACTTAATCCTTCGATGTCTAACGACGGATGCGTGTTGTTTGAACTTTACATTCGTGAATAAGGAATAGAAATGAGTAAATCCGATACATGGGAAAACGACCTGCTTAAGCTGGTTTTTAATAACGTAGGTACGTCTCTTATTGGTGATGCTACAGGGCTTCTCCCTAGCGGCACAACTGGAAGCCTGTACCTGTCGCTACACACAGCCGATCCGGGCGAAACTGGCACGCAGGCTACTAATGAAACTGCATACACCGGCTATGCTCGTATCGCTGTCGCCCGCTCATCTGCTGGCTTTACGGTGACAGGTAACTCTGTGAACCTAACGGCTAATGGCGACTTCGGACAATGCACAGCATCTCCGGGCGGAAACCTTACCCACTTCGGTGTCGGAACCTCGTCAAGCGGTGCTGGTAAGCTTCTGTACAGCGGTACGCTGTCGCCAAATATCGTAATGAACGTCGGAGTGCAACCGCGTATCACTACGGCTGCGGGCCTGGTAACAGAGGACTAATCCAAAATGGCAATCACGAAAGACGAAATTCTTGCAAAGTGTTCCGCTGAACTGATTGCCAGCCGTGATTGCCATGCAATTGCGGAGGCAGTTAGCACAGGACGAAATAAACCGAGCAATCTTATGATCGGAAACGGAACAATTATTTCGGTTCTAAACGATCTGGCAACAGCTAATACTCTCCTAGATGTTCTGCACAATGACTCTCGATTCAAATATGTAGTGCCGCTTCTCGATCAAGGACGGCTGATTATCAGCGATCCGTTGGTGATTTACACACTTCAAAGCTTTGTGCCTGCTGTTCTGACGCAAGATCAAGCGGAAAAGCTGATTGCATTGAGCATTACACCAGACCCCGTGTCACAGGCAGAAGTGGCGGAAATTCTTTTCAATCCTGACGGGAGTATGAAGTAATGGCCATTACAAAATCGCTAAAAACAATTATTGCAGCGGGCACGTCATGTACCGCAGGCGGAACTAAAACATCCCCGTCCATCACTAGTACAGCCACCGATTGCACTACGTACTATGGTGGGGAACTTAACTGGCGAATCACGAACGGAAGCTCGGCTCCAACTGCAGCCGGAGCGATTACGTTTCAGGTATCTCCAGATAACACTACATGGTATGACTACTTCTCTGTTGGAGGAGATACTACTGCAAGTAGTACGTACAGTGGATCGATTATCCTCGATAGGGGGGTGATGTATGTTAGAGCTATCGCATATGGTAACATAACTAATGCTATTACCGTAGAGGCCACATTGCAAGCTGTTACAGGAGTATAACATGCCGGGGATGCGCTACCAACCACAGGGACGTGCTGTCGCCTCGCCAGCGTGGCGCAATCTTGGTCTAGAAAGCTTCACTGTTTTCCAAGCGACCGATTTTGAGGCCGCAGGGCCATCTGGACTTGTCCGTTCCGGTACGGGCCACACCGTACGGGTCACACCTCAGGGTATAGGTGTTTCTCAGAATGGTGGTAACAACACGTGGACAGTGGGCGCCAAGGGTAAGACCATCGGCGTAGGAAACCAATTCACTGTCGCCGTTGCGTTCCAGTTGAATGCGACCGGGCAGAGTCAAAAGTACATTGTAATGGATGGTGCCAGTGCCGACCAAACGGCCGTAATCTACGGGTACGTCGCTAACACCGTAGAATTTTTCGCTCAGGGATACACTGGCACTGACCCACGCACGGGCAGCGGCATCGTCGTCAATGACACGCTACCGCACGTTGTCGTCTACACGTACGACGGCACGAACTGGCGTGGATACCTTGATGGTGTTGAGAAGTTTTCGGTAACACGCACGTTCTCCCTCTTCGGACTTGCCGGTACACCAACTGGATTTATCGGTGGGGCCACTGCGACGGGTGGGGTGATTAATGCGACGTTCTTTGCACATGCACGGTTTAGCAAAGGTATTCCCAAGGAATCCGCCCGCGCGCTGTCTGCTTCGATGTGGCAAGCACTGACATCTTCGGACGAAGAAGAAACACTCGATGTTCTAGTTGCCAGCGGCGGGTCGGGACCAACTATCGTATCAGCGGACGGAAGCTCTATTGGAGCATCAAGTCTGTCCTCAATTGCGCAGGCGATTTTTAACACCTTCGCCTCCAGTCAAGCCGCAGCAACCAACGGGGCTGCGTCTGTGGCAATTGCAGGAAGTTCTGGAAGTTCTGTTGGGTCGGGGTCGCTGTCAGGCTCTACTGTCAGCTTGTTTTACTCTGGTGGAAGCTCATACGGAACCACTTCAAATACTGCTAACTGTGTATCTATCTATCTCACAACGGGTGCAAGCTCGTGTTCTGCAACGGTATCTGGAAACGCATACTCGATCTGGAGCGTGCAAGCTAACACGGTAGGTACTGCGGTGGGATCAGGAAGCGGCGTATCGCTATTTCCTGTGGCTGGGGGATCAGCAGGTACATCATCCGTATCTGGTACAGGTGCAGCATTAACTCCAGCGTCAGGGTCAGCAGATGGAAGTGCAATCGGCACATCGAATGCAGCAGCTATTGCGAGCGCGTTTTATAACGCCATTGCTAGTGCTGTTGGTAGTGCCTCATCTTCCGCAAGTGGCGCGTCTATAAGTAGCTCGATAGCTAATGCTTCCGGGTTAGCTAGTAGCACTGGAAGCGCAGCCGCCCGGATGGCTACTAATGCAGGTTCGTTTGGAACTTCGGTAGCGAACGCTGGCGGGGTAATTCTTGCGTGCGCAACGGGTGCGGCAACGGGGCTCGCCAGCGTTGGAGGACTGTCTGTTGCCATTTATGGCGCTGGTGGCATCTCTGTATCGGCTGCACAGGTTCAGGCGATTGCAGCGTTTGTGGCAACAGTTATTGGCAACTCAGGCGGTAAGGCAACTGTTTCCGGAGTTACCGAGGGCGGGTTGCACTACACGGCTTCTGGAGACAAATTTAACATCACCATAACGCTATCTCCTTACTTGATCAACATTCAGACGGTTAAGTATCATGCGGACATTAACTGAGGTCACTTATGCAAATTATGAGGTTTAGGGGGGATACGCGCCCCGACACTTGCACAATCACGACGGTTGGTACGCAAGACGCAACGAATATTTCTGGATGCTCTTTCTTACTTACTATAAGTACTGCTCAAAATCCAATAGACACGTCAACTCAATTGTACCAAATCAACGGCGCAATTGTTGATGCCATCAACGGTGTTGTGGAGTTTTCTCCTACACTCAGTCAAGCTGATCGCGTGGGGTTTTTCTATTATGATATCCAAATGACAGATACATATGGAAACATACATACCCTTTGTAAAGGTGCGTATGTTTACCAGCAGGACATCACAAAATAATCTGTTGGGCTATTAAAATTGACAAGATAGTGCACCAATGCTATAATTCTTTTCTGTAAGGGAGGTATATGGGAAGTTTTGCAGATTCCCTCAGATCGAACATCCAACGGGTGCAGACAGAAGTTAACTTCAAGATTAACGCTGTTGCATACAACCTGTTCACTCGCATTGTAAACAATTCCCCTCATGTCGGTGATGGCCCATATGTAGCAGGTCACTTCGTTGCCAACTGGTTCCCTGCTGTTAATAGCTTCGACACATCTATCACAGGTGCTACGAGTGATGGCGGCGACAGCTTAGCAAGAATTGAAAGTATTATCAAGCCTAGCACAGCGTTCTTTCAGAAGGACGGGTTTGTGAGCCTGTCTAACAATCTTAGCTACGCTGCCAATGTGGAATACCTAGGTTGGAAAGCAGGCAAAGACCCTATCAGCGGTTGGACGTGGACCGGCATGCGTAGAGTGTATGCGCCCGTGCAGAGCGCATTCACAGCGATTAAAGGAGAGCTATGAACATTAGACAAGAGGTGGAGTCAGCTATCGCGGCCTTCGCTGCTGCACAAAGTCCTGCAATCTCTGTTGCGTATGAAGGTGTAGCGTTTAACAAGCCTGTTGGATCGCCGTACTTGCAAGTAGTGTTTCTTAACAATGCTATTAAAAATGCTACTGTGGATGCGATGCGACAGCGTGTTTATGGCTCGTTCCAAGTTATGGTGTGTGTACCGGACGGAAAAGGCATGAAGCAGCTTGATACGCTTACAAGCGCAGTTGCAGCACTCTTTCCTGTGTACGACAAGGCCAAGTATAGCACGTTTAGTGTGGAACAGCCAGCCAACATTAGCCCTCCTATGACGGATGCCGCTTTTAGAGTTGCTGTGGTGAGGGTGCAGTATAGACAAGAGCTATCAAGCTCGTAAGGATAGCCGCAAGGTTATGAAGCATCTTTTGCAAAAGATAATTTAATTTAAAGGAAATACAAATGACTCAAACCGTTGTTACAAGTGCGACTACTACTATCTCGATCTCGACAACGCTGCCTACGACATACGACTCTACGGGTTTCTCGGCCTTGACTTGGATTCCTATCGCAGAGGTGAGCCAACTGGGCGTTTTCGGGGGCAAAGTTTCCGTACAGAAATTTATTCCGCTGGACACTGCGACTGTTATTAAGCGTGCAGGTAGCGTCGATTATGGCACGATTAACATGACTCTTGCCAAGCACACCGGCACCGACATGACTGCCCTGCAAACTGCGTTTAATGGTCGTACATCGAATGCGTTCAAGGTGACGTATCCGGCGACACTTGGTAGCGCATACTTTACAGGTATTGTTACAGGTCTTCAAACTAACGTCGGCAACGCAGACCAGATTCTGCAAACCACGGTAGACATTGAGCTTGACAACAGTGTGATCGAAGGCACCTGATTGGTGTAAGAGGGTGTAAACCCTCTAAACCTTAAGAGCTTTCTTGCGAGAGCCTTTAACGTTTAAACACTTATGGGAATAGTGGCCTTATACCCTATTCCCGCCTTAAGTGTATCTTATTTGAATGAGGATACACATGGGTAAGAAGCTGACACAAGAAGAATACTTAGTGCGCTGTGCTAACACGCATGGAAACACTTATGGACTACAACACATAGTTTACACCAGAACCACCGAAAAAATCGATGTCGAATGTCATGAGCACGGAATTTTCAGCGTGCAGGCAGGGTCGTTCATGCGCGGAACTGGTTGCGCAAAATGTGCTTGGGTACAGAACGGACTTAACCATCGGAGTACACAAGAGAAGTTTATAAGCGACTGCCTTACTTTACACGGTAACAGTTACGATTATACGGACGTAATATACGTAAGGTCGGACATCAAGGTAAACATCACATGCAATAGTTGTGGATGTGTATTCCAAATGATGCCAGAGGCACACTTAATGGGGCAAGGGTGCAAAGACTGCGGGTACAAACGGAACGGGAAAGGCTCTCAAATAGGGTTTTCTGAATTTTCCAGAGATGCGCACCAAAAACACAAAGGCGTGTTCTCATACGAACATGTTGAGTCCATGTGGTGTGGAATCAAGAACACCAAGTTTGAATTATATTGCACGGTTCACGAAGAGTGTTTCACAACTACGGCTGCTACACACGTAAAAGGTGCAGGTTGCCCCAAATGTGCAAAGATCGCAGGTGGGCTTAAGAACCGCAGCAATACGGACAAATTCGTAGCAGACGCAACGTTGAAATTTGGCGAATCTTTTGACTACACAGGTGTGGAATATGTCAAGAGTGATCTTAAGGTTAGAATTCGTTGCGTCGAACATGATAAGTGGTTCAACGTGACGCCAAATTTTCATTTGCACCCGGACAGTAACGGAGGCTGCCCAGAGTGCACTCAATCTGGTTACAAAGCAGGAAAGCCGGGGTATCTCTATGTTCTTCATGAAGGAGAGATGACAAAAGTAGGTATAACGAATAGGAATCCCAACGTCCGTCGCAAATCTGTGTCAAGGGAATCTACTAGGGATTTTAAAGTTCTTAAGGCATATTACTTTGAGGATGGGACAATACCTAGAGATATTGAAACACAGTTGCTTAGGGAACTTAGGGTGCAATATAAACAACCTCTTGAACGCTTTGACGGATATAAAGAAACCTTCTACGACGTAAACCTAGCATCCCTCTTAAACCGCACCGAAGAATTAATTTCGCAACAAACCAAAGAGCAACATAGCTCTAACAACCAAGCTTCACAAGAAGCATAACATAACTAAAGGAACTCTACCATGACTTTTGAACTTAACTCGCTGGCCCTTGCAGACGAAACCTCGTTCCAACTGATTAACCCTAAAACAGATATGCCAATCTTCGCACCAGTCGAGAAGGGGGAAGACCCGGAATCGAAACCTGTTCAGGTTACCGTAAAAGGCGAAGCGAGTGCAGCCTATCGTAAAGCTGTTGATGCAATGATGAAGAAGGCTGCTAAGCGCGGCAAGCGTGAAGCTACACCTGACGAGATGCGTGAACAGAGTGTGGAATTTCTGGTTGCCCTTTCGGTTAAGATTGATAATCTTACACTGGACGGTGAGCCAGTGGATAGCGCAGATGCGTTCCGTAAGCTTTATTCTAACCCGCAGTATGATTGGCTGAAGAAGCAGGTTAACGAGGCCATTGGAGATACCTCGGCTTTTTTGAAAGTCTAAGTTCCCAATTTATATTATACGCAAGACAGCTTGCGTTCTTAGGTGCTGCACCTGAAAAATCAAAATACAGCCGTTTTGAAATGGCCCAAGGTAAGCATCTTGGGCAACGTGACGAAGATGGCAACCTGATAGAGATCGCGACAGAGATTCAACTACCGGAGATTCCCGGCCCGTGGAGTCATCTGCTCGCGATCTTTTCACTTTCGGGGCAAGCGTTGCAGTCCGGTATGGGGCTGACGCCTTTATCTTGGCTTGAAATTAAGGCATTTATTGATGTGAACGAAATAGACATTACGCTTTGGGAAAGGGAACTCCTGAAGCGCATGTCAGAAGCATATTGTGCAGAATACAGCCGTGCAAGCGACCCTAAACGTCCTGCACCGTACACCCCCGAGGTGGAAGAAAATGAAGTTGACCATGTTGGAAAGGCGATTGGCTTCATGGAACAAATGAAACTTTTGAGACAACAACAAAGGGAGTGATATGAGCCTTGAAGCTTCAAGTCTAACAATTGTCGTTAATTCGACAGGCATCGCTGATGCTACAAAAGCACTCAATGATCTTGCAACTGCTGGCGAGAAAGCTGAGAAGAATACATCCAATATTGGTAGCGGTGCACAAGCCTCTGCAAAAGCGCAAGTGGATGCTGCCCAACAAGCTGTACAAGGATTCAATGCACTTACAAGCAGTGTCAGGAATGCTACATCTGCGCAAGACGAAGCAGCTAAAATGGCTGCTAAAATCCGTGAGCAGATGGAAAAAATCGACATGATGTCGCAAGTGCAGAGGTGGAAAGATGCTGCAACAGCAGCGCGAGAAGAGGCTGCTGCACTGCGCCAAGCTCAAACCGCTGCCAATAGCATTAACAGAGATGTAGATGCGTTTGTGGCGACATTGAAGCGTCAAGCTGACACAATGGGGATGACAACAAAAGAAATCCGAGATTATAACGCAGAGCAATTGCGCTCGCGTGCTGCCCAACTTGGAGTATCAGATCAAGTTGACGGATATATCAACAAGCTTAAAAACGCAAAAGGTGCCCATGAAGGATTGAGCCTTGCTACGGCGGGTACGTCTCGTGAGTTGTTGGTCTTGACTCACGAACTTGCTACAGGACAGCTTAATCGTTTTTACGGCTCCTTGCTTGTGTTGGGCGAGCGTGTCAATGTAATGCCTGCAATTTGGAAGGCGTTGGGAAGTGCAGCAAGTGCGCTTGGTGTATCGTTCGGTGTGTTGCTCAGTGCCATCGTGGCTGTCGGTGTCGCACTTGCTGCCGGTATTATGACGTACATGCACAGTGCTTCTGCTCTAAAAGATTTGAACAAAGAAGTTATTCTGACAGGGAACTCTGCTGGGGCAACAGGAGATGCACTGTACACGATGGCAAATCGTATTGGCTCTGCCTACGGGGAATTCGGCAAGGCTCGTGAGGCTGTTATCGCTGTTGCTTCCACAGGCAAGTTTACTGCTGATCAAATTAATCTAATTGCCGAAGCTGCTGTTGGCATGGAGAAGTACGCAGGTGTGTCTATTGAAAAGACAGCAGCGGCTTTTGAGAAGTTGGCTGGCAATCCTTTGAAGATTACAGACAAAGGTTTCAAAGATGTGTCTAACGCTGCCATGCAGCTTGACGAACAAATGCACTTCCTTGAGCCGTCTGTGCTCGCACACATTATTCAACTTGAACGTCAAGGCGAACATGCACAAGCATCTCGCGTTGCCATTGCCGCATTGGCGGAAGAGGAGAAGAAGCGTGCTGAGGAATTGAAGTCTCAGCTTACATCATTAGGCTCGCTTCTAGACACTATGGGACAGAAGGCATCCAACTTCTGGAACAACCTGTTGCACAAAGGAAGTTTGACAGACCAACTTAAAGAGACGCAAGAGCACCTTGCCCGTCTTGAGAGTTTCGGCAAAGGTGACAATGACTTTGGTGTGCGCGAGGACAAGGCCAAGATTAAAGAGCTTCAAAATGCAATTCTTCAGGGCGAATATGACGCTGCGGATAAGGCGCACAATAAGACAATGGATCGCCTTGCTAACGAACAGCAAGTCTATCTACGTAACTTGATGGAACGTTCCAAAGGCGAAGAAAATCTTCAGCAACGTCTTGCTCGTTTTGATAACGTCATCGCTCAGCAACGTGAGAAAGCTAAGAATGATCCAGCGTATGCTGCGATGATGCAAGGTGTATTGTCGGATGCGAGTGTCGAAATGATGCGTAAACAGGTTGAACGGGACAGTATTAAAGCTGCACCGAAGCCTAAGCAGGAAGGTCTTGCGGGTTTGAACGCAAAGATTGCAGAAATCAATGCTGAATATGAAATTGATAAGCGCTATTATGACAATCAACTGAAGTTCATCAACGATCTGCAACAAAAGAAGCTGATTTCTAATTCGGCAGCCGAGCATGCTAAAGCAGAGTTCCTTGAAAACGAATCGAAGCTTGAAGAAAATTCGCTGAATGCTCAGTTGAAGTTGGTCGACTCCTTCTATTCCAAAGATACAAAACTTATGGAAGAGGCTGCAACTAAGCGAAATGAAATCAAGAAGCGTCTTGAGCGCAATCAAGCTGACACAGCAACTCGTAAAGTTATTGCAGAAACTGACCCCGCTGCTCGTCAGCAAAAAGAGCAAGATGATGCTGATGCTAAAACTGTGCAGTTTGTCACGCAAGTGAATTCTCAGACGCAGGCTCTGCAAGCCAAGATTGACGCATACAACCGCTTGCCTGACGCTGCTCGTGATGCAATCACTAACGAGAAGCAGATGCAAGATGAATTCACCAAAGCAGAGATCGATTGGAAACAACAACAGATCGATGCTATCACTGCAATGGGTGAAGGTAGTGCTGAAGAGGTGATTCGTCTCACAGCAGAAAAGAAAGCCCTTGAAGATCGTGCTAAGGCACAAGAAGCTTGGGAACAGGTGCAAGCGAAAATTAACGCTAACGCTGGACGTTCTGCTGCACTCACGAAAGTAGCCACAGAACAAATCCGTATGTGGAAAGACATCGGTAGCGAAATCGAGAAGTCGTTGAAGAATGCCTTTGGTGCATCGGGGGAAGCTGCTGGCAAGATGTTCAAAGCGTTTGCAGAAGGTCAGGCTGATGCAATTAGCCTTACAGACAAGGCTCGCGTGATTAGCGAGAACAAGTCTCTCAGTGAAACCGAAAAGGAAAAGCAACTTAACGACATTCGTCTGCAAGGTGCTCAAAACCAACTCGGCATGTACGGCGATATGGCAGGTGCCGCATCGATGTTCTTTGAGAAGGGCTCTACAGGCTATCAGGCAATGGCTAAAGCTGCGATGGTGTTGCACACTGCCGAAGTTGCCCTATCCTTGATTAAAGGTGTGAACGCAATCCTGACACAAGGTGAAGGTGATCCGTACACTGCATTTGCCCGTATGGCTGCAATGACGGCTCTTGTTGCTGGACTTGGCGTGGCTGTTACGGGTGGAGGAGGTGGTGGTCCAATGTCTTCCGACCTGCAACAAAAAACTCAAGGTACGGGCACAGTGTTAGGTGCTCCCACAATCCTTGACGGTGTTGATGTCAAGCTTGTTGGCCAAAAGTCTGACTCAATTGCCAACTCCTTGAAAATCGCTGAGAAGAATTCTGGACTTGGTCTTATTGTGCAAAATGACATGCTGGATGCTTTGCGTAAGTTGGACAACAGTATTTCCGCTTTCGCAACGTTGATTGCCAGGGACTCCAACCTCACAGGCTATACGGCAAATTCTTCTGTATCTGGATTGGCATCTGCAATTGGCGGTATTCCTGTGGTTGGCGGCATCTTAGGGAAAATTGCGACATCGATCTTTGGTGGAAAGACTACAGTTGACGATACGGGCCTTAAGGTCAATTCTGCAAACTTAGGTCAAATTGCTCAAAGTGGTTTGTCTGCTGGACAATATACAAACACTACGACAAGTGGTGGATGGTTCAGAAGCGATAGACACAATACTGATGTTACGTCACTCGGCACAGATTTCAATAGCCAAATCACTCAGGTTGTGTTGAGCATGGAAGACACGCTCAAAACTGCTGCTGTTGGTCTTGGTATTGGTGGCGACGAGTTTGACAAGAAGCTGCAAAGTTTTGTTGTTGACATTGGTAATATCAGCTTGAAAGGGATGACCGGCGACGAGATTCAAAAGACTCTTCAGAATGTATTCTCCAAGCTTGGCGATCAAATGGCGCAATTCGCGTTCTCCGACCTTCAGAAGTATCAAAAGATTGGTGAAGGGTTGATGGAAACTGTGGTGCGTGTTGCGAATGACTTGCAACAGGTTAAAGATGTGTTTGATTCGCTCAGCAAAACAATTCCAAAAGCAGTAGATGCAATCTCCACATCTGAAGCTTTGATCGAACAATTTGGTTCTGTTGACAATCTGACAAAAGGTGTTAAGTCCTACATTAACGCAATCTACACAGATCAAGAAAAGCTTATGCCGATCATCAAGTCTGTGTCTACTGCTATGGATGGCCTTGGGTTGTCTTACGTCAAAACTAAAGAGCAATTCAAGCAAGTTGTGGATAGCCTTGATTTGACGACAGAAGCCGGTGCGAAAATGTTTGCCACGTTGATGAACATTGCCCCTGCATTCGCGCAGACAATCGATGACACTGAGAAGCTTGCAAATGATGCTCGCAGTGCTCTGACTGACGCTTACAAACGCGAGTCTGATGCGATTAAAGAGACGCAAGACAAGATGAAGAGTCTTGTCACCACGTTGAAGCAATTGTCCTCTTCTAGCATGCTTGGCGATCTTTCTCCTCTCACTCCTCAGCAGAAGTACCTTGAAGCTAAATCTCAATTTGAGACTGTTGCTGAAAAAGCTCAGAACGGTGATAAAGATGCGCAAGACCAGTTTGAAGCGTCCTACACAGCATTCCTTGAAGCTTCTAAAGTGGCTAATGCCTCTGGTGCACAATATCAAAAAGACTTTGTGTACGCACAGAAGGTGACACAGCAAGCAACTGAATGGGCTCAGAAGCAAGTGAATGTCGCTCAAGCAACGTTAGATGCTTTGAACAAGCAAGTAGAAGGTTTGATTGATGTTAATGATAGCCTGCTCACTGTTTCTCAAGCTATCGCCAATCTCATCACTGCACTCAAGGGTACTCCGAAAGGTGATCAAGTGGCGAATCAAGCGGCAAGCAATGCACAGTCTGCAATTGAGAAGTTGTACAACGACATCCTTCATCGTGCTTCTGACGCAGCAGGTATGCAATTCTGGCTGGATAAAATTAGCCAAGGCGTTTCGCTGACAGATATTGCAAATGCCATTGCTAATAGCCCTGAAGCTAAGGGTGAAATTAAGCCGATTGGAAGCACTGGGAGCACTCAGGCAATAACTCCTGTGACAGCAACCGTTTCGACAGGTACGCAATCCGTTGTGCATGCCGATGTTGTTGCAGCTATTAACGACTTGAAAGCCACTGTCGCAGAGTCTAATCAAGCTACGACCAACACGCTTGTGGGGGCTGTGTATGATTCTCAAGACAATGCTGCTAACAAGATTGTGAGTGGAACTACAACTGCAATTGCAGCAACTAAAGTTGGAACATCTTATAAAATTGTAGAGAGGTAATATGATTGATTTTGCGGCATGGCTTAAAAATCCTGCCGCTCCTCGTATTGTGTTGGTTGAGGTGAATGTGAAGAGTGGCGGGGTGGAAACAACTCGCTACCTTTCAACGGGGGCTTATGTTACGGCCCCCACAGACACCCCTGCTAACCAGCAATATCTTCCTGTACTGACATCCGGTTTGCAATACACAGAAAAACTGGATGTTGAGGGGACAGGCGGATTGTCTGGTGGTGATCTTGAGATTGCTAACAATAACGGCGAGCGAGATAGTTGGCTTAATGATGTGTGGGATAATCGTTCTATTGTTGCTTGGATTGGCGATCCTAGTTGGCAGCGTTCGGACTTTCAGATGATCTTCAATGGCATTGTTGCCACTATCGACAGCAAGGACGAGAAGACCCTTACACTTACGATTCTCGACAAGCTTCAACGGTTGAACACTCCAGCTACAGAGCAAAAGATTGGAGATGTCAATACAACCAATCCAACAAATAAAGATAACCTGTTTAAGTTGGCTTTTGGTGAGGTTCACAACGTTACACCAGAACTGTTAGACGCCACTCAGCTTAAGTATCAAGTGCATAATGGTCCAATCGAAGATATTATCGAAGTGCGGGACAATGGCATTCCTATCGCAATTACTAAGAGCTTATCTGACGGTACGTTCACTTTGTCCCACTCGTCTGCCGGGGTAATTACCGCATCTGTTCAAGGGGATAAGAACACAACCTACGTAAACACTATCGCTGGTGTTATCCGACGGATGGCAACCAACTTTGGTACAGCTACCTCCCGTTACACTGACTCCGACATTGATCTTACAAACTTTTCAGCGTTCGATACAGCGTGCCCGCAACCTGTGGGGGTGTTCTTGGAGAGTGGAGATAATGTGCTGACCACTTGCCAAGAATTAGCTAAAAGTGTCGATGCTCGTTTGGTTACATCACGTTCTGGCTTGCTTCGCCTTATTCAAGTGAATATCAACGGGACAGGCACTCCTGTAAGAATTGATACGACTCAGATTATTGTGGGTAGCCTTAAAATCAGCAGCAGACCTCTTGTACAAGCATCGATTAAGCTAGGATTTGACAAAAACTACACTGTGCAGGATAATCTACTTACGAGCATTCCAGATGAGCATAAGAAGCTTTTCGCACAAGAATGGCTAACAACAACATCGACAAATGCAACGGCCAAAGCCGACTACAAGCTTAACGCAGCACCCCCACAAGTTGACACAATGCTCTTGCGTAGGGTAGATGCAGCGGCGGAAGCTGATAGACGTGTAACTTTGTGGAGCACCCCTCGGAACGTGTTTCAGTTTACAGGAACGTCCGATTTAATCAACTCTTTGACATTAGGCTGTGCAATCACTTTGGTGCATCCTCGGTATGGCCTGTCAAACGGCAAAAATGGCGTGGTGGTGTCTCTAAGTCCCAATTGGTTCAATGGCACTATCATGGTGGAAGTTTTAATTTAAAGGAAAACAATGGCAACAGTAATGAATGATAGGGATGTACTTTTGTTGGGGATAACTCAACGAGACGTAAATTCTCAAGATGCAACAATTCTAATTACGAGTGATTCTCCTACATTCCACGTAAGTGCAACTGGGACAACCAATCCCTCCTACATTACTGTTACCGCCCACCTCCTCAACATTATTGGTACAGCTTCGTTCACCGCCGCTGGTGCAACTATTACAGATAATGGAGATAACACTGCCACTGTAGCGTACAACGGCATGTCGGGGAGCAGTGCTGTTATTACTGCAAGTGTAACACGAAATGGTTCTACGTACAATGCTAGTACAACTCTCACTAAAGTTGTAGACGGCTCTGCGGGCCAAACTGGCTCGTCTGCTGCTTGGGTTGAAATCTCCACGTTTGGTGGACAAGTGTTTAGCCGCCCAACTGCAACATCTGCATTCACTCCCACATCTATTGTGCTGAATGCAACACCGTACGGTAATAACGCGACATCATTCCAGTGGCAATATTGGAACGGTACTACTTGGACGAACATCAGCGGGGCCACTTCCGCGACATATGAGGTGGCATCTGGAGACTTTACATCGTCGCGTAATTATCGTGTACAGGCGACGATTAACGGCAGCGTCTATGTAGATGAAATGACGCTTGTGCAAGTGACAGGTGGTACAAATTCTGTTAGTGGCTTCTTGACCAATCAATCCATCACACTTGCAGCAGCAACTGATGGCACCGTAGGTAGCTATGCATCTGCTACAGGTACGTTCAAAGTGTATGATGGTATTACTGATAAGACTGGCGCAAGCGTAACTTACTCTGTTGCCTCACAAAACAATTGTACGATTACTATTAATACCTCGGGTGTATATAGCATCACAGCAATGTCAGCAGATACAGCGAGTGCTGTTCTGCAAGCAGTTTATAACGGAGTTACGATTCCGCTCACAGTGACTCTTGCTAAGTCTAAGACAGGTGTAGCAGGCACGCCAGCTAATCAATACGCTACGGCTTTCTTGTATCAGTGGGCGGCAACTGTTCCAGCAAATCCGACAGGGACATCTAATTATAACTGGTCAACTGGTGCTAACACGGGATACGTGACAGGTGATGGTTGGAGCACCACTGTGCCTACGAATCCGGGTACTGCCAATCTTAGTCTGTTTGTGGCTATTGCGCAGATTGTAGCCGCATCTGGAACAACATCAAGCTCTGTGAGCTATTCAAGCGCCACTGTTCAAGCGTGGACCAAGAACGGTGCAACTGGCCCTCAAGGTGATAGTGGTGTACAGAGTGCATCTACAGCAGTCTATCAATGGGCAGCAAGCATCCCAGCAAGCCCTTCTGGTACAGCAACTTATACATGGAGCAACAGGGCAGTAAGTTCTTTTCCTTCTGGTTGGTCTGCCTCGGCAGGGGTGTCTCCTACTCCGGGGATGACTCTTTGGGAGGCAAAGGTCTATCTCGTAGACTCAGCTACCGTAACACAAACAAGTTTCAATTGGACATCTGCATCTGTTTCATCTGTAGGATACGCAGGCAGCAACGGCAATACGGGGCAACAGGGTGCATCGTACGTTACAGCTTACTGTGCGTCTGCTACAGCCACAACTACCACAACTCCCGCACAGACAACCGGCAATACAAGTTTACCTGCTACGAACGATGGAGGTATTACTGGGACGTGGAGCAGCACAGTACCATCGCTAACTTCTGGACAATACCTGTATCAATCTGACGGTATTTATGACCCCACTACGAACAAAGTGACGTGGTCGATTCCATATTGGTCTTCGTTGAAAGTGGGAAGCCTTAACTCTGTTTCAGAAAATACGGGCAACTTAACTGTAAGTGGGACAATTAGTTCTGCAAATGGTAATTTTGCAGTGGATGCTTCAGGTGGTGTCACTATGAAATCTGCCACTATATATAATCCAGATGGCTCAGTATTGTTGGCGGCTGGCGCACAGTTGAATCCTAATAATGCCGCGCCCGGTACACTTAATGCTGATATTGTTGTGGGCGGAAGGAACTTGCTACAAGACTCTGGATTTGAGCGTGGACAACACCCTTGCTCGGAAACATCTGGAAGTGTTAGCCGTGCCACTCAAACAGGCGGTGTAATCGATACAGGGGCTACATCACCCTACGTAGGAAGTAAGTTTTTGTTTTTTGATAGCGACCCTACAGGGGGTGCTGAAGTGGATGCATATCTTTACTTGGGTGGCCCGCTAGCTCAAGTTACACCGGGAAAGGCATACACACTTAGTTTCTATTATAAATCTGCGGGCGGAATTACAAATACAAGTACCTTTTGGAGATTGTCAAACGGAACCCATATAGGTGGTGCGAACTTCGGGGTTGTATTTGGGAATCAAGACAGTTGGACAAAAGCCTCTTTGGTTTGGACTTGTCCTTCTGGCGTAACAACCATAGAGCCTAGGTTCGGTTTTCATTGCACAACGTATGCCTGGATGGCCGTAGATGCCATTCAAATTGAAGAGGGTAATAAAGGTACGGCGTGGACGCCTGCTCCAGAAGACACTTCAGCGGATATTTCGATTGCATCGACAACTTCAACTTGGAGTGGTGTGTCCGGCACAGGCAAACCTGCGGACAACGCCACGGTGGGTGCAACGCTTGGCACGAACGTTAATGGGCAGATTACTAGTTCCAACTCGTCCACTCTAATTGCCAATCAGGCTATCAACTCTGTGCATATTTCTGATCTGCGCACAACGAATTATGCGGAAGATGGTATTGGTAATCCTACTGCGGGTGCTAAGTTGGCGTCCACTGGCACAGCATTGAAAGTTGCAGCCAACTCTATGCAAGTCGGTACACAGGTTCTGTCAGACTACTGGTTCCGATTGCTGCAAGGAGTTGACGGTAATATTGCTAACGGCAGGATTATCTGGAGGGGCAACAACGATGCGACGACGAGGGGTGGTGCACCAAATATCGCTTGTTTGTCGGTTATTCCAAAACCAGCTATGGTGAACTTCACCACAAACAACTTAAACCAACAGTGGCAGGGTGATGCATCTGGAAGCATATCTGTCTACCACAGTTATGCCCTTACCCCTACATCTTACTCTGGCAATACAGATAATCTGGATGCGATGAGCCAGATACATGTGCAGTTTTTTGCAAAGCCTACCGATTTGTCTCCGTTCATAGAACTATACGCGGCCTGCCCTTCGCGTACGTATGACGGTGCTACTGGAACCGTTCGGGGGACATGGGCACTAGGCTTCTTTTTTAACGGAAGTTCTCTGGCCAACTCTCCGTATCCTTCTGCTTCCAATCCAAATCTTTCGGGGGTTGCTCCGAACGTGGTGTTTGACACCAATAATGGAGGTGGCCAGTATGTATATATTGGTTATTTGCGCATCCGTATTGCAAATAGTTACGGTTGGTCTGCAACGCAGGATTTTGCCCCCAACGGATCGCGAGTATCAGGGTCTAACTCAAACAGCTACCAGAATAATGCCAATCTTCCTACGGGAACAATCACAGGTGTTGCAGGCTCTAGTGGCGGAGGTTCTGGTAGCCAAGGTGGTGCGTGCCCCGCTCCTTGGGTGAAAGTGAAGCTGTTGAACGGTAAAGAAGTCAATGCGTCTGAACTTCATAACGGAGCTAAACTAGCAGCTATCAATGACTCAACTATGCAGGCTTTGCCACAAGGCGGCACTGTGCGAGACTTGGCAACCATTTGGGCACAGCGCTATCGTGTCAAGCTTACTAACGGCGAAGCAACGGAGTGGAGTGAAAATCACCGATTTGCTGTAGCCGAGCGTGGCTGGGTGACTGTACAAAACCTTCGCGGCGGCGACCAGATTCTCGGCCTGAAGGAAAGCATTGTGGAGTCTGTGCTAGCTGTTGGAGAAGGTCAAGTAGTTAGCTTCCGTGTCGAAGGCGCGGGTACTTATTTCGCTGGCGGGCTCCTTTGCCACAACACAAAATCTGTCTAATAAGGAATCAATATGAATAACACTGATGTACAAACAGCATTGGCGAACGAAGCACGTCGCCAAGAGCTTCGACAAAAAATCGCTGGGCTACAAGGCTCTATGAATGCTACTGCATCTTTGGTGCAGCGCTTAAACAGTGTCAACAGCGATGCTCAAATCTCCTTGGCGTCTGCTCAAGATGAATTGATTGCATTGGAAGCTGGGGCTGGGCCGGGAATTACCGCAGATTATGGTCCTAAATCTGTCATCACACAGTTGGTGGAATCGGAGAGATTTGCTGCTAAGAGTGCGGCAATAGACTTTATTAAAGCAAATCCCGCTTGCTCAGAAGATGATGCAGCGAAAGCTTGGAATGATGCGGCTCTTGCTAGCCATCCTGATTCCCCTCTTGTAATCCAAGATGCACTCACGCTGTCTAAGCTTTACAAAGCGAATCTTGTGAAAGCCAATCTTATCCCCGATGATACTTGGGAGTCTTATCGCACTTTCATTGTCAACACGGATAAAACTGTTATCGAAACGATGTAAGCTGTTTTGACAAGAAGTGTTTGCCGTGATACAATCTTCTAAGGATTTTATTAGCTCATTTTTGAAAGGGTATCATGGCAAACCTTAGAGTTATCTATGACAATGCGGCAGATAGGGCAACCCTTTCTTCCACAGCAACAGCTACAGGGTTGGATGTAACTAAGCTTACCACAGATTTGAAGTCTGATGTGTGCAGGTCTACCACAACATCCCTCACCGTTACCGCGACATGGACTACAGCAGAAACAATTGGTGGTGTTATGTTTGCATTCACTAACTGCACAGACAATGCCACTATCACGGTGAATGCTTATACTAACAGTGGAGACACAACACCAGTGTACTCTACGTCTGTAACAGCGTCAAGCGGAGGTGTAGCAACGAATAGGGGTGTAAATTATTTTGCTTATGGTGGTGGTATTTATGCCCGTTGCTGGTTTGCTCAGCGCGTAACAGTGCAAAAGCTAGTTATCACTATCTCTGACGCAGGCAACACACAAGGGTATGTAGAGGCAGGCCGACTCATCGTTGGAAACTATTGGGAGTCTGTTGTTGGAGCGGAGCAAGGTAACACATCGATGACGATGAATGACATGAGTGAGCAGTCCCGCACATATAGTGGTGATATGCGAGTTACAGTCAAGCCTAGATTCCGTAAGCAGTCTATTTCTATGCCCTCGTTGGATGCCAATGACAGGGCAGCTTTGTGGTCTATCTTGTACAACAATGGAATGGTGAAGCCAGTGTTCCTGAGTCTTTTCCCGGACAATACTGAGGCCAAGAAAGAGCAGGCCCATATGTTGTACGGGAGGCTGTCTACTAACGCCGCGATGTTGACGCCGTACTTCAATTTTATGGCTGCTAAGATTGACGTGGAAGAAATTTAATGGGGATACTATATGAAGTACTCTGAATTTAAAGATGTCTGTCAAAGTGGTGACATTGTAGCGGTTAGCCACCAAGAGTGGGATACTATTGCTGACGTAGAAAGTCAGATTGTGAGAATGGCAACAGAGTCCGAATACAGCCATGTTGCGGTTGTTTGGAAGGATAAGAGTGGCGAGCCTCATGTGATAGAGGCAGTGGTGCCTAAAGTATCTGTAAGTCCACTTACGAAGTATTTAGATCACGGCTTCTATCACATTGCCACTACAGACAAACCAATGAGTAAAGAAGAAGAGGCTTACGGGATGTCCCATGTTGGTGACAATTACAGTAAGGTCCAAGCAGTCGAAGGATTTTTTCACATGTTAGACATTGCACAAGATCGTCGCTGGCAGTGCAGCGAGCTTACCATTTCTATGCGCAGGTTGTCTTCTCTGGATTTAGGGTCGATCGCAACGCCTGCTGCTGTAGTACAAAAAGCTCTTTCTAAGGGCTACACACTCACCTTTGTAGAGAGAGATTAATATGGATTTTAACATGTTGTTGGGACCAGTGCAAGCGCTGCTGGGTGCTCTGTGTGCCGTGCTGTGGGCAAATCTTACAGAAACAAAAAAGAAAGCGGAGAAGGTGGAAAACGATCTTGCAACGTACAAGGTGCATGTGGCAGAGACTTACGCATCTAGCACAGAACTAAAAGAAGCTCTGCGAGACATCAATAAAGCGTTTGAGGCATATGGAACAAAACTTGACATGCGTCTTGATCGGCTAGAGGAACGTCTGAACAAGATGATTGACCAGAAGGAGCACTGATGGACATCACACTTGCACAACTTACTGCCATTATGCCATATGCCAAGAATCGTGCAAGTGTTTTCTTGGCTCCGTTGAATGCTGCTATGGCAGAATTTGAGATTAATACACCCCTCCGCATGGCAGCATTCTTAGCCCAAGTGGCCCACGAATCAGTAGAGCTTCGTTACACAGAGGAGATTGCTTCTGGAGAGGCGTATGAAGGTCGGAAGGACTTAGGCAATGTGCATCCCGGATGGGGTAAGTTGTACAAAGGAAGAGGGTTGATCCAAACAACGGGGTATTTCAATTTTCTTAAAACGATGATGGCACTGGGGATTGATTGTGTAGAGCATCCGGAGTTGCTGTCCCTCCCTGAGAATGCTTGTAGGTCGGCGGCATGGTTTTTTAAGGATCGTGGACTAAACGCCTTGGCAGATTCTGAAGATTTTTTGACATTGAGCATCCACGTAAACGGAAAGAACAAAGTGACGGGTTTGCCTAATGGGTGGACAGCAAGGCAAGCTTACTTTAAGAAAGCAAGAGAGGTATTGAAATGCTAAGTATTGAAAAGATTAAAGCACTATATTCAGTGTTTAAGGCAGGCGAAGAAGTTGCCGACAAGAAGAAGTGGGTGGGCCATCAGATCAGTGCGAACATGATAGCTGCACTGCTGTTTGCTATTGTTTCCCTGTTGCGGAGTTTTGGTTATGACTTTGGTATCGACATGCAGACTTGTGCTGACATCGCTATTGGTTTGCTCAGTGCAATTAACATCGGCATCAACATCGCAACCTCCAAAGACCACGGATTGCCATCGGGAGCCGTACGAGAAACCGAACAGACTGTGCGAAGCGATGGGCCGCCTGCCGAAGAAAAGCCCGCCAACGTGCAAGCTGAAATCGCACCTGATGCTGGACGAGGAATTGTTAATGCATCAATTGATGACGACGTACGTGCTCGCGCCCTTGAATGGGCAAGACAGCATAGCACAACAAACGGCCTATCGAATGATGCTTGATAGTGTCAAAGGCATTGACATCTCTTTGAAATGTCGACTATACTAAAAAGCGTGAGACAACCTTAGCTCGGTCCTCACGCTTTCCTTAGCAACTCTTGGTAGAGAGTTCGTTCGCCCCTTCACGAAAGTGTTGGGGCTTTTTTATTTATTAGGCTGCTGCTTGGTGTGCAGAGCGGCTAAATGCCTTGATAGCATTGTAAAACACAACAACTTCGTTGATCAGTTGAGTGACTTGTGCAACGATCTGCTCAAACGGAACCGGGGGAGAGGATGCTTCGTACAGCGACTTGATGATGCCGAGGGCAGCTTGTTGTTTAGCTGCGCCGTTACCCGTACCTGCGAACGCTTCAACGTTCTTAACAGTGTCGCTCACAACAGGCAGCAGGGTCAGGATGATGTTTGCGGTTGCAATGATGTTCATAGTGTTTAGCTTTCCTTATGTTAGCTTGGTAGATTTGTTCAAAGATTGTTTATATAAACGTACTGCGCGGCCTTACGGCTTCTTGTTATTGGCAGATTCAGAGGGAACGGCATGTTCCGAATCAGCATTGATGTAAGTGTATGCCTACAGAAGATGTGCTGTCAAGAAATGTTCGTGATTTATTGCGTGTCATTAAAACGACATATACATAATCTTGTGACATTGTTGCATTGACAGCATAGCTTGCCTGCAAGAACTGCTTATTCGTCCACAGCTTTGCTCAGAGCATCGAGAGTTTCAGCTTCCGCAACGATGTCTTTGGTCTTGACAGCAAAGCGAGACTTGATGAACTTGCGAATGATCTTCTTCTCAATCTTGGTTGCGTTGGCAGCTTCTTCGACAAGAGCCTTGAAGTCGTCTTTCAACGCAGCCTCTTCGGCAAGAACATTGATACCCCGTTGCAAAAACTTGGTAAGGTCTGCCGCATCAAAGGTTGCCTGATCTACGGTAACATGCTTGGTCATTTTTAAAACTCCTTAGTCGTTAATATTTACGGTAAAATTTTGTAGGGCTTCATATGCCCGTGGGTCAATCTTGTCCTTCCATCTTTCCGCCAAAATTTTTGCGATACACTCTTTGCGGGTCTTGTAAGCGTAGAAGGCTTCTTCCGGGGTGTCGAAATTGCCTATATAATTTTTAAAATCTGTTCCAGAAGGTGCACATTGTGCCTTATACCGTGCAGTAACCTTCTTTTCCATTTTTACACCAATTGGCAGTTTACCCCTCCGCATGTTCGCTTGGATTAAAAAATTATTAATCTGTATAGGTAGAAACAAACAGGTGCCTTCCGAGTACACTTTGCAATTCTTGTATAGCAGGTCTTTGTCAATTTGCCAAACTTCATCTGAAGAGTAACCAATCTGTTTTTGACACCACTCTGCGAAGTGTTGGAAATCTATAAATTCATTTCGGACACCTTTGTATGTGTCGCGATCTTTTTGGTACTGCCCATCAAGTTTACATCGCGTCTGTACGCAGCGCCAAATGTTGCCTGCTCTGGTATAGATTTGATTTTTACCTCGACCTGTAGACCTTACCCACCTTCCATCTAAACCTTTGTAGTCAGGGACAGCCATTTTCGCCTTACGCAAAAACCTGCACACGCTGTTTGCCATCTTCGCCAGTGAACGAAGCCCACAGCTTACCTTTACCAACATACGCACAAGCGTGGAACTCGGCATTGATGTAACGAGCAGCTTTCTCTTTCGATGCGCCCGTACGCAGGATGGCGTTTACACGGTCGGCAATTTGTTTAACAATGTTCATACGATTTCTCCTTAAGATTTGTGTTTCGTCTAAATCGACAAGAGCTATTCTACTGATGAGCTTGGCCCTTGTCAACAAGAATTTTAAAATTTATTTCAAAGCAGCCCACTGTTCGTCGGTAAGCTTGGTAAGAGCTTTGTAGTCACCTACCAGCGTTGCATCATTTTGACCTTCCATGTAGATTTGCGGAACAGATCGATGCCCCATCGACATGAGCATTGCCCGGACTACAGGGTCTTCATCCACTTTTACCGTTTTATACTCTACACCTTTCGCATCCAGCAATGCAGCAGCCTTGGCACACTCAGGACAATTATTCTTACTATATACAACTAGCATTATCGATAGCTCCATTCAATAATCTTGTCACCAAGATCGTCAATAATAATATTAAGGCGATAGTTTGCTTGGTCGCCCTCTTGGTTGGCATTCTGAGTTTTGTTCAGATCAAGCCAGTTCTCCATATATTTCAAAGGATTCTTTTCAATCTTGCGTGGCGGCTCAAAGCCAAACACTTCATACACTTCTTGTGCGTTGTAGTCGATCCAGTCAATTCCACTTTGCTCAGTGAAGCCAACACACTTACGACCGTTGCTGAACAGGTAGGTGTTCCACTTATACTCTGCCTGAACAACCTCGTCCAGCATGCTACGGATGATGTCTTTGTCCTTCTCAAACCATGCCGCACCGCGATCAGTACTCAGTTCGTGCTTGATAACATATTTACCAGCTTCGGCGTGGATAAAACGTTCGTCCTGCATAATCTTCTGAACCAGCTTGCCGATGCCTTGAAAGCATTGCTCACCTTCCACCACACCGAACGTCGCAGCGAACGAATCCACAAACTGAAGGCGTTCAAGGCAGTACAACGCCACTACAGCACGCATCACAACAGGGTAGGCATCCTCTTTTGCAATCAAACTCAAAGTGTAGGCTGCACCTGCGTACTTCAATTCATTGAATGCCCTAGAGACAGCTTCAAGCCTACCAATGATGGCATCGTTCTTCATGATGCGCTCAAAGATGTCTTTGGGATTCTCCATGCACACCCGAACGATTTCCGAGTAGGTTAGAGCGTGCAGCACTTCAATTTCGCTAATCTTCAGCAGTGCTGCCCAGTATTCACTGTTTGTAACAAACGGTGCGAATAGAGGTGCAATACTGCGGGCAGCAAAGCTGTCAGTCTCCCACTGAAGCGCAAGATTCTCAAGCATGATTTCTCGTGCTTCCGGCTTGCAAGTGAGCATGTCGATACGACTTTGCTCAAGATCAATTTCATCTTCGGACCAATCAGCGGACTTTTGATCCTTGTAATACTTAAACAGTTTAGGGTGTGCTACGTTGATGCTATCGTACAGTCCGGGGGCTTGCCCTAGAAACAAACTGTACTTGCCAGTCTTCCATTCATCATTATCTTGGTTAAATACAGTCATGTTCATCCTTACAATTTGCAGCTTTCGCACTCAGCCTCATTTTCTTCAAGAGTGAGGCCAGCTTTGGTGTTGGAATAGTATCCGGACTTATGGCCGCACGTAATGCGGTAGAGCCAGTCTTCAAACATCTCCGTTGCACTAATCTTAGGCGTCACACCCGCAGGGAAAGCACGGTACTTGTCAGCACTAATAGCCTGCCCACAGAACTTCTGGAAGATGCCGTACATCTCAGCAATATCCTTAGCTGGAACAGTCCAAGCCAACTGATACGCATCTTTCAATTCTTCCAAGTCCGGTGCAAGAAACACATTTTTGTTAGTGCCACTCGTCTTAACAACCACAAGCTCACGAACCGGATAAATACTATTGGTCGTGTTGCCAGCAATGCTGCTTGATTCGACAGGCATATACGCTTCAAGAACGCTGTTACGCATGCCGTGCTCTGCAATCTCCTTACGAAGACCTTCCCAATCACACAGAAGGGGTTGATTCGTCACATTATCGATGTGTTTGCAGTAGGTGTCAATAGGCAACCAGCCATCTGCATACTTCGTCTTGTGGAACCAATCGCACTTGCCACGCTCCTTGGCAAGACGCACACTAGCCTTGTGGAGCCAGTAAGAATGCATCTCAGCTAGTCGGTGCATGTAAGCTTTACCCTCTGCCGTATCGTATCGAAGCCCCTTAACTGCCATATCATGTGCAAGGTTTGTGATACCAATGCCAGCAGAACGACGAGCCTGTGCAGTGTACTTCAGATGCGGGAACGGGTAGTCCATGATCGAAATCACGTTGTCAACCATCTTGAGAGTGCGGTACGCCACTTCCTCATACATTTCAGGTGTCACACGCCCTGCAACAATTGCACCTAGATTGCACAGACCAATCTCACCCTGCACATCATCGTCCATTCGGTAAAGCTCGGTAACATCCTTGTAGCCTTGTGTCGGCAGGCCGATTTCTTGGCAAAGGTTAGAGCTATACACAGGGTCTTTGAACGGCGTATGGCGGTTCAGTTCATACGTATTGTGCTCGTACATCCGACCCGTCTCTTCTTCCATACGAAGGAACTCTAGAGCAAGTTTACGCGCAGGAATAAACTTCTTACGCTTGCTGCTCTTTTCGTGTTCCTCATACAGCTTCTCAAAGCTGCCGTCTGCACGGTACATAGCTTCCCACAGATTAGGATTCACCTTATAGCTGATGTTCATCCACTGTTCATTCTTAGCAGCCTTCTCTGCAAGCAGAGGGTGGAAGCCAAAACTGTAGTCGAGTCGTCGCTCTGCTTTCGATGCAACAGTAGTTGGGTGACGAAGGCGCAGCAGCGTCTCAATCTCAGGATCAAGAGCATTGATGTGCATCGTCTCCGCTCCGCCACGACCGCCTTGCAGGTTGGCATTCACAGCACTTGCCTGTGCGTTGTAGTATGGCAGTTTCCCACCGTGGCGAATAGTATTCTTACGAACACCATCCCCCTTACTACGAGTCATCAGCATGCCGCCAATACCAGCACTAGATGCTGTCATAATCGTAGCAATGTGATCGCCAGCAGCCAAACTGCCAAGTTCATCGTTACTCTTGTAAACGCAGCAAGAAGCATAAGTTCGCTTAGGAGTGCCAAGATTGTTAATGTTAGGCGTAGGCGCATTGATGCGACCAGTTGCGTAATCTTCGTAGAATGCTCGCACTTCCTGCATGCGAGTGGCCTTAGGCTCATCTTTGCACACCCCAAGAGCCATGCGCATCCAAACGAATGCAGGCGACTCCAACACAATGTTCTTCTCGATATCCTTGATAGCGTATTTGGTCGTGATCTGATTGATGACAGAGTAGACGCTATTCAAATCGCGCTCGTGGTTGATGAAGGATTCCGCCTCGTCAAGCTCATCAAGGGAATATCCCATATCTTCCCATAAGCCGTCCATGACCATGTGGGCGTACATATACCGCACTTCTGGAACACACTCATGCCCACCAAACGCTTGCTTATACACATCACCAATCAGCAGACGGCCAGCCATCAGCATATGCGGAGTATCTTCATAATCCATGCATGCCTGAATCATAGCTTGCTGCAAGTCCTTAGTCGTGCAAGTGTCGGGCAGCTTTTGATAGGTGTCAGCAACAATGCCAAACCAATCCACACCGATGTTACCTGCCCACTTTGCCCAACGAGTAAGCTTCTCAGGATCAAACGGGACAACAGAACCATCCCGCTTAGTAACCATAATATGCTTCTCAGTCATTTAAACTCCTTCTACATTCTTACGCGATTTGTGTTTCTTACGAGGTTTGTCAACGGGACGAGGATTCACATACTCATCCATCGTCTTGAATGATCCGTCGGGGTTCACTTGACTGCCCCGGATATGGTACAGAATATCTTCCAGCATGGCAATCTCTTTTGCAATCTTTAGTTCATCTTCTTTACACTCTTCCGATTCCCTTGTTGGGACATCCTCATCAGGCGCTGTGCCGCCGTATGTAGGCGAAGTGTTGCCGAGTTCATGTAGTTGTTCAAACAAGGATCGGTCGTAGATGCTTGAGGCAATTAGGCGATCTTCGTACGTACTAAACTGACTTGTAAGACTCTTGCGGTCAAGCTTCAAGTCACCTGCAATAAGAAAATTAACAACCACTTTACCTTGCAAATTTCTGTGTTGGTACGCCCGGTACTCCAATGGTTTAGTAATATCAATGCCGATCATGTCAAGGTACTTCCCAACTAATTGGTCGTTGGAGGGATGCACCATTTCCATGTAGTTAAGATGACTAAGGCCATCAATAAGCTTCAAATCTGTTACCGAGATAGTTTTCACGCTTCACCCCCGAAGAAATTATCGGGCACAAGATCATCTAAGGTAACGGGCTCAAAACCAACAGGCTTACGAATCTTGCCCTTGTTATCTTTAATGACAATGACTCCGTACTCTTCGTTGTCTTCAAAAGAGTAGTCAGACGGATAGTCAGACATGAAGAGGGACGGAACAAACTTATCATTATTGTTCTTAGTCACTCGACGTAGTGCTTCGTCCACATTGAATCCAGCTTTCTCCATAGCTTGCAGTAGTCCGCATGTAACAACAAACACGTCACATGCCCCGTCAAGAAGTTCTACGCTGTCTCCGGTTGCGTGTAAAGCGGTAATTGTCTCAGCAAGCTCCTCTTTAATAAGGTCTACATACAGACAAACTGCCTCAAATGGCTCGTCGAAAGACTTGCCGATCTTATTAAATTTCAACACTTCGTCATAATGCTTTTGAATATTCATTTGCTCTCCCATACAACTGCTTCATATTTAGCCCAATTACCATCTTGTACATACTTGATGGCTTCTTCAGCAGTGTCAAAATGTACCACACAATCTTCAAACGTCATTGCCTCGTGCATGAAATGCCAAACGAACCAACCTTTGTACTGAGGATAATAGTACTTGCCGTATTTGTAGACACGAGTTTTCATTTCGTCCACCCAAGCTCAACAGCTTTCTGCAAGGCTTTGATGAGATTTTCTACGTCAGCTTTAGGAATCTTAGCAGCAACACTTTCGCCCTCAATCATCAAATTATTTCCTGCCATGTAAACACCCTGAGAATCGTTAAACTTGATTCTTGTAACTACAGGGTTATCTCGGATATCAATTGTTGACATTTTACCTCCCCACGTTCGTAAGACTGTTATCGCTCTTGTGTTCAGAGACATTCTTACGTCCCCGATTTTGCTTCCCACAAGAAAGGCAATTATACAGCATAAACTCAGATGTTGCAGTGTAATATTTCTTATCAATCTCCGCCAGCTTTTCACTACCGCAGCAAACACAACGCAGCTTTCCAGCAGGTTCATACAGGGCTACATTGGGATGTGTCTTACTCCAGTGGCGCAAACGCATATACACTTCCTCCAGCACTACGACGTCCTGAATGTTATATTCAAGCATCTCGTCAAATGCCTCATCGTCCATAGCCATGCAGCGAGTCCACAGTTCAAAGCCGCTATGGCTTGCTTTACGTTGCAGGCCAAGATATGCTGCAATACTGTCAAGACTGTTGCTTGGGAAGCGGAACTCGGCCTTAGCAATCCGAAGCGTATCTACAATCTTACTAGATGCAGGAGGCGTCATCCCAAGAGCAACCATGCGAGTCTTGATGAGTGGAATGTCGAACTTCTGCGCATTGTGTGCCACGCACAGGTCCGCTTGGCTCATCAGGTCTGCAAGCTCTCGTACAAGCACTTCATCGTTGCGAGCTTCGTAGATTCGATTCGACACAATAGTTGGCTCACCAAGCCACTTGGCAGAATACGTCAGCAGATAACCCTCGTGTACAACTTGCTTCTGGCTAACATTGTTATCCCAACGGCCCCACACATATGCTGTAGTAGGGGCACACTCGATATCAAGCAGAAGAATCTTAGCACCCTTTGGAACAACACCTTCTACAGCTTCCACTTCAGTTTCGCGGAACTTGAAGTACTTGCGCAGGTTGTCCGACACAGTAGACTTCGCAACACCGATCCGGCGAGAGATTTCACGCCACGACATATCAGGATGCTCATTGGCAAGTCGTACGGCTTCCACTGCCCAATCTTTATCTGCAATATTCATTTGCCCTCCAGTTCTTCAATCTTCTTGCGAAGATCATCTTGACGTTGACGATAGTTTCCAATGAGATGTTCCTTGTGAGCGATGTCCTGTTCATTCAGCTTGATAGATTGGTCGAGTTGTGCGACTTGTTCTTTGAACTCTTTCAGAGCGCGTTGCTGTTCGGCTGTGAGTGCGACCCGCTCTTGAATCGTCCAAGTGCCTTTTTTAATGTAGTTGCGAACATCATCTTCGCTGTAATAATTAATTGAGAGAAGTGTCCCGCCTTCTAAGCAGTATGCACGCCAAGTGGCGCCGTCTTTCTTCATGGACCAACTACTACGACTGAATGTATTGCTCGCAATGAACTCATCAGGCATACTAGCACTCATTTCCTTTTGCGCCGGTGTGTCCTCCACAACATACCACAAGCAACCCGCTACGTTTTTCCGCACCTCTTCTTCCGTAAACACAACATTCGGCAGCATTTTGCCCATCGAATAGCTCTTGCGATCAAACCCTCGTGCCCACGTCACTTCGTAGTCACCATGCGGGTTGAGCTTTACAGTGTGAGTGAATCCGGGAAAACCGTAAGTACGCATTTGAAATTTGTCTGGAAGCTGTTTCATCATTTCTCCTTAGTCGGATATCGTTGTACAAAGTTGATCCAATTCTCAGGATCATTATTGCAAGGGTACGCAGTTGCAAACGGTTGTGCCACGTCCTGTTGTACACAGATGTAACTTGCACCCTCCAAGAACACACCGTACCAGTCTCCCTCATCCTCTACATAGAATTCGTATTTCATTTGTTCTCCTTAAGATTGCACAACAAACGTATTTTACTCTTGTTCTTGCATATGCGCAAGGGTTATTTTACACTGCGAAGAATTTCCTCTACTACACTGCGGCGCTTGTCAGGATTGCTAAGATGAGCATCTGTGTAGCCGTAATCGTAGCAAAATTGCTTTACATCCTTCACAGACTTCTTACAGATGGCAATGACTTCTTTTTGCAATTTCGCTTCATCTACGCTGATTCCGTTAGCAGAGGCATAAGTCCAAGCAGAGTGACAAGGCTTGCAGCAGATACGTAAATTATCAGTTTCACAAAAAAGATTCTCGCAAAACTGCCCGATGTCTTGCACACTAAGAATACTACCTGCATCTTTCGGGTAATGATCGCATTCACAGTCTTTTTGGCAAAACCATTGAGAGCACAGGCTGCATTGAAACTCCCATTTCAACTTTTTATTATCGCTTTCAGATTTTCTGCGTGCCGCCAAAAATGCGTCCGAGCGAGGTTTCCATCTCAACCATTTGGAGCGGAGTGCTGAACGAATGAAGGCTAGATACTGAGATTCGGTCATAGTTTGGCTGCACCGAGTAAGATTTTTATTTTTCAATCTTAACTCCCATTTTAGCACATAGACGACTAACTTGGCTGCTGTCAATTCCTATGATTTCTCCTATTTTTACAATACCTAATCCCTCCAACCTCAGCCACACCATTTCTCGTATAGCTTGGTCTGAGAGGGCTCCGCTATAAGGAATTTCTGTGGCATCAAGAGTCAATATTTTCCGCCCCTCTCGCTTACCTACCACAGCTTCCTCGACGGTCCAACCTCGGATAATTCTATATTGAAGAGTGTTCGGCTTGACTCCGAGTTTTTCTGCCAGTACAACATAATTATATTTCTCGCCGTTATATTCAATGTCGCTGGCTCTACTTATCCGATTCAAGAAATCCTTCCTAGACTCCCACATACACAGACCCGGACCGTAACCCCCATTAAGATCGTAGCGCGTGAGATTGTAGCCTTTAGGGCAATCTCCCATATCTTTGTAAAACCTTTCAAGACCTCCCTCTCCACACCATTCATCAGCGACAGACACTCCGTGATGCGCTGCCCTTGTAAACATGTTGTAGTAGATCGGCTTGATGGGGTGTCCGGTGAGTCCATGTTTAATCACACATCCACCTTCACCACCTGATGCCCTGTTCCAGCCGATGTAAGGCTCAGGTCTGAAGTGGTTCTCTGCCTCTAGCATCTCTTCACGTGTTCCTACCATTATTGTCTCGTACATCAGTGATTGAGATTGCAGGAGTGCCTTAGCGAAATCTTCACTATAGGTGCCAGCTTTCGCCCAAGAAACATGTTGCTTAAACCTAACTGGTACACTCACAGATGTGATGCCGACATAGCCTTCAGAATAGATGTCGGAATGTTTAATGTCGTGAATCCAATATAAAAATGTATGGATATCTTTACGGCTTGTAGACATATCCCTCCGCTTCGTTCTTGTTGCGGACATAGTTGTACACGTCAAGAATCTTAAGGCCACTAAAGCCACCTAAAAATCTGCGCACAACTCGCGGTCTTGATGACAGTGTATCGATCACCTTCCAACCATACCACGTGTGAATTGCCATATATCGCACTGGGAAAGATTTTTGCTCAGTCATCTTGCACCACCACATCTTTGAGGTCGCTAGGCAGATATCCTTGGTCGAAAAGCCAATCGTAGTCGCACGTAACACTCTCCGCGCAGATTCCAAGTGCATCGAGTACATCTTCTACTCTAAGCTTATGGTCTTGCACAGCGATCTTTCCGTCAATGTACAAACCTTCCCAATCGTCTTCGTTTGTTACGATAGTAATTTTCTTGTTCATAGTTCAATCTCCAATTTTTCACAGAGTTTCTTCACATCCAGCCTGTCACCTTCCCACCTACGCATGTGCACACAATCTGCGTACATCTGCCAGATGGTAAGCCAATCTGCCTTGTGTCGTGAACCGTCCCATGCTGTGTAATAGATTTCTTCAGGATACCATTTTTTGTACTGATTTACAACAGCTTGCACAGCCTCTTTGTCCGTCTCGCAATCCTTAAGAAGCTTATACGCACCCTTCTCGCCAAACTTTTTCTTAGCAATCTCGGACGGCTTATAGCAATCTGCTGGATCACCGAACAGCATTTGGAAATAGGCAAACACCCTGCCGTATCCCTTCACTTCTTCCTTGTCATTCAAGTACAGCTTACCAAACCCATCTACAAACTCAGGCTCCTCCATATGCAACCAATTAAATTGCCAACCCGGAGTGGCATTATCGTCCTTGTCGATTGTTACGGATACAACGTATTCTTTCTTGCGATAGCCTTGGTATTTATAAGCTGCAATCAGATCATCTGCTTCACCTACAGCCACCTCAGCATTGTGCTTATCGACAAGGTACTGCTTAGCCTCTTCAAGATTAATTGGCTTAGAAATGTTAGTCCGATTATCTTTGTACTGTGTAGGTAAGGGCAGATGCTTCCTAAAGTTGCCATCACTCAGGCCTGATACAACGATGTGATAAGCGGTACATTTAGTCTTATCCAAAATCATCTTAAGCATTTGCTTCATTGCATAGATGGTGTTGGCAATTGGTTCAGGCGTTTGTACAGGCTTAAGATCGTAATCCCCAGCTTCGCTGCCTGCCCATTCCTTGAATAGTGTAACAGTGTCGAACTCAAGCTCTGTAAGATTTTCTTTGTGTGTTGCGATTACACTTCGCTTCTCCGTGGCGGCTGCACAACGGTACGCGAGCAGATCGCCGTCCACAACGGCTAGTCGTTCTGTCATATCAACCCCAATAGCTCTTAGGTCCAAACGGCTTCTCTTCGTTCTTCCACTCTTCGTGTTCGATACCAACACTCTTCAACAATTCATACGCATTGTCAGGCATGGACTTAGCAGCCTCTGGCGTAGTGATCTCAGCATCTTTGAACAGATCAAGTGCATTGTCGAGGGAGAATTCTTTATCTGTCTCAATAGCAGCCTTCTCGCCGTACTGTCCACCAATCGCTTTAGCCAGATCATCCCACGAGTTGAGTTCAACCTTCTGGCAAGCAAGACCAATACGAAGCAGATCACTTTTACCAATCTTATAGCCTCGGTCTTGATACTTGAGCACACGCATCAACGAGCCATAGGGGTATCGCGTGCCGCTGTGGAATCGTAGGAAGCGTTGCGAATTGTGTTTGAAGAAGTCTTCGTGAAACACAAAATCTTCTTTGTCAATGTCGTATGCCCCCATCACAGCAGTGTAGTCGAATGCACCGAACACAGCTTCAGCAGTAGGGAAGAAATCAAAATGCATAAGTTGGATAACATTGTCTTTATATACAAACGTCACAGCACGGTCTGTTGCAGAGACACACCACAGACTCTCATCATATGCATCTGCCACGGCATTGATGAAATCTTCTTTGGTTTTGAAATAGAAATCTACATCATTGATCGGTTGGCCTGTGAAAGCAGATGTCAGTGCTCCTCCTGCAATAAAAGCACCTTTCGGCATGAAATGAGATGCTGCCTGTTTGATTTGTTGCAATTCTTTCGCATGCTGCATTAAGACTCTCCTTAATAAAAATGCCCCACTCCTGTCGGAGCAGGGCTTGTGTTAGTCGTCTTGCTTCCAACGACTACCTTTCTCTGTTGCTTTTAGTGTCAAACGATCTTGCTCGTGGTCGTAATCACGGTGCACTTCCGCATGATGCTTAGTACACAGCCAAATCACATCAAGCGGCATGTCGTAATGAACATGATGCCCTTCGACATTTTCTGTCGTGCCGCAAACCCAGCAGGGCAGCTTGGTCAATTTGCCATCCCGAACTGCATTGTTAACTGCTGTGGTCGCAGCTTTCCTCTCTTTGTCGTAAGTGTAACTTTTTCTGTATTCAGCAATCTTTGCCCTAACTTCAGGTTTGGATTCCCTCAACTTCTTTTGCTGCTTGCGTTCGGGTTCTGTGCTGCGCAATCTATCATAGGCGTTGTAATACTCTTCACGCTTCTTACGGTTTGTGCGAACATCGAGCTTGTTACACTCTTTACATTTGTTGACGTGACCATCAGCCATCTCTGGATGCTTATAGTAGTCGGAGAGAGGTTTAATCTCCCCGCACTTAAAGCACGTCTTATTTACTAGCGTCTCCATCTACATCCTAGAAAGGCGTATCTTCCAGATCATCAAAGTTAGGCGCAGGTTTACTCGGAGTTTTTGGCTGAGCTACCACTGCATCATGTGCAACCTCTTTACCAACAGGACCGTTAGGGAACTTAGCAAAAATTTCTTGCAGTTCACGGTCGTTTTCGACAACCTTCTGCATAATCTCTTTAGCCTTTGCAATGATCTCTTTTTCACCATCTTCACCATTGCGTTCTACGATTGCTTCTTGCATCTTACTGCCAACATACTCTTCAGCAAGGACAATTTTGCGAATATCTGCAATACGGAGCAGGTCAATCTTAGCAATGCCACCAAATTCTTCCTTTTCTTCAAGAAGATCTTCGTCTTCGAAGCCAACAGATACAGCAGGCATCAACGCAGGATCAACCTTCATGTTCTTACCGAGTGGGACGGGCGACTTCAGCTTGGTGTTGACAAACTTCTTGTCATCCTTCTCTTGCACCTTCACTTCCAGATTGAACATGAACGGCTTGGCCAGCAGTTGCGAGATGTCATTCAGCTTAGGATTCTTGTAGTCCGGCTTAAAGATAACATCACTGACTTTCGTACCATCTTCATACTTGGTCACGCCAGCGATCTTGTAGAAGTTGGACGTACTCGCCAGAATCCACGGACGACCTTTGATGTAATTGCCATCAGGATCGCGAGGCGCAACAGTGGTGAAGTTCAGACCTTCCGACATACCGCGCGTGACAGCGTGCAGCGGCAGGCGAATGTTCTTCACACCAATGTCACCTTCGTAATCATGAGTCTGGTCCAACAGGTCGATGTAGCAGGCAATCTTTTGCTCAACAGCGTCAGCTTTAGGCCACAGGATTTTATCCTCTCCCGTCACCTTATCTTGCTCACGCTTGCCTGCACTATCTTTAGCAAACTTCGGCAGCTTCTTATGGCTTCCGAGGTCGACCAGCAGACCTACTTGAACAGGAACCAAACCCTCTTCAGGGATGATCGGCACGAATGCTTTCTGCTCAGTGTTCTCGTTACGTGCAGGAGCGTTGATATTGCGTGGTTTCATAAATTATATTTCCTTTAGAGTAAATTGTTGTGCGCAAGCACACTCTTAAGCGCTAGAGCCAGCGCAGGCTTTGTCCTGAGAATGCAGGACGCATCAGAACAACTTTTTATTCCAGAACCCCGTGTGGTGTGCAGTGTAGAACAAACAATACAAAACTGACACGATATTCAAAATAGGAATTAAGCTCAGGATGACATAACCAGCCATCAGACCGATAGTAACATCTTGTTCATCAACCTTCTTACTTGCGAGACAGTATGTAAATACACAGAACATTGAAAACAACAAATAGATCAATAGCATTATTCCACCTCACACACAAATATGCACAATATATCCAGCAGCCAGAACAACCGTAGACAGGATTACGGATGCAGCAACATACTCTCCAACAGTGTCAAGCACCTTGAAATCAACGCTAGGAACACCCATAAATCGTGCCAACAGCGTCAATCCCATTGCAGCGGCAATCCCGAGCGGAGGTGCACCGAAGATTGATACAACAAACCATGCCCACAAAACAGTTACCACCCAAGCTTTGTAAACACTGGAGCCAAGAACCAACAAAACTTGGCCTACAAGTGTCGTAAGCGACTCATCCTTGGATTTCTTCAGCACATCAACTTTCATACTTCCTCCTTACTATCATAAAGTTTCAAAATTTCAGCTTCAATCTCATCCCAAGCTTTCGTGCCAATAAGATTGCTGATTTCAATATCATCGACATACACTGCTTCGATAATCACTTCCTCTGGGGATTCAGGCTCATCTGCCGTTGAAGGAATGGCTTGGTAGAACCTGAATTCTACTTCGAGTTCAACTCCACGTAAAACGATTTTACGAGTGAAGAAACTCGGAGAAAACTGTTTACTTTGATCGGAATAACTCAAGAATGTCCTCCCACATAAGAATTAAGTCAATTTTGATGAGCATCCATTTGTAGGCTAGCTCATTCATTTTAGTGTTACCGTGTATTTTTCTAAAAGCACCCTAGCAGCTTCGTTACAATCATTAACGTAAAGTCCGACTGTAGAGTTGTATAAGTATTGCGCAATATCGTCCACGTGCTTGACGTGGTCTTCCCAGTTTACAGCCTCTTGCTCACTTTGAAAGATATTTCCATCTTCAGTTTGCCACACTTGCTTAGGCATCTTCGTTCTCCAATTCATACATTTTATCTAGCATCTTGTACAGTTGATCCACTTCGCTCTGCATCATACGATTCTCTTCTTCGTTGGCATCCATCTCATCACAGAGAACGTCGATACGAGCCTGAATTTCTTCTTTGGTCATACATCGTCCTTAATAACTAACACGTCATTGTACACTGTTTTCTCAGGATTTACAAGCATCCTATCAATCTCTCCGATAAGATTGTTGACAGCACGTAGACTTTTTACAACAGCCTTTGCATCCTGTGCTGCATGCCCGTGCTTGTAGAGCCAATCCATCATCTTGAACGCCTTGGCGCGATACCAATTGTAGCGTCCATCCTTCTTGATGCAGACTCCTTTCGGCATGTCGTCACTAATCTTAACAAAGTATGGCAGTTTTATAACCACATCACGTTGCTTGTTTACTATCGCAGTCAAAACTACTACCGCAAGTTTTGTATAATCTGCATCTGTTGCCTCGCGAGTAGTGGCTTTGTGTGCAGAAGTGGGCTTGAATCTGGTGGGCGTCTTCACAACTCAAACTCCAACAACTTCTCAACAACTCGATCATCAACTCTGCCTTGCCAGATAGCAGCCATCTCGCGAGCGGCCCTCTCCTTCGCCGACTTGTAACTAGCTGCGGCTTCTTCTAATGTATGAAAATATCCTAGATAAATTCGTTCGCCCCGCCCGTCCGAGCAGCGCGCCTTAAAGCCGTTTCCTACTTTTGTTATACCTGTGGGCAGCCCATGTTTAGAAATCCGTGGCCCTGATAAAAACGAATTCAAGTGGCTCGGAACAAAAACACATGTATTTTCGCTGTAAAGTTTTCCGTTCCCTACGATATCCTTGTCTAATTGCCAGTACGAGCCATTGCCGTTTTTACACAAGAATCCTATCTGATGCTGGCACCACTCTGCAAAGTATTGAAAATTTTTAAAATTGTCAGAAGTTTCCACCCCAATATAGGTAGGTTTTATCTTCTGGTACTCCCCTCCTACCAAAGTTCTCTGATTCATTCCAGCCCAAAGGTATCCCTCTCGGGTAGCGATCTGAATCCCATCCTTGTAGTAGGATTTGAAATAAACAGGGGCTCCTGTTGTCTCAAATTCCATCATTCCTCCACAAAGTATTTATTCGGAACCGTCTGCCACGTATCCCCGTTGAAAGCAAGATCACGATTATTCGTAAAATTGTTGCGCATTCCTGCTCCGTACGTTTGTGACGTATTCTTTGTCGAGGGCTTCTTGCTCTGCGTCGTCGTAGCCCATTTCCCATTCGTATGCTGCACTGTCGCAATCTCCGTTAGTGTGCGGGTTGTTCGTGATGCCGAGGGCGTATGCTGCACGACCCTCGTAGTAGAATTTCGATTTCATTTGTTGCTGTTTGTCCTATGGTTTAATAACAAGTTTCTCTGCTTCAGCTACGTAGTAATCATAATCGATATCTCCGTCAAAGTCATCCATATTGTTGCAAGGACGCACTTTCCATTCCGAATCAATTGATAGCCTACGTTCTTCACCGCCAGCTTCAAGAGGGGGCATGATTTTTACAAGCTTACCACCCGATTTACTAGGGTAATACCTACAAATATTTTGTTGCAGAACTTCGCTGCCATCATCCATAACAAGAACAAGACGACTGTTACGAGGAACCTTAGTACGAAGCATAAAATCAAATCGCTCCTTGTGGTTCATGACAAATTCACGAATATCTGTTCCGTGAAGCATCGCAGCCTCAGCAGCCATCGGAATCACCAGAGACGAGTGGTTCTTATGCCATCCCAAGTCCTTGTACTCATAAGCGCCCTTATTCTTTGTCTTGCCATTCGTGTAGAGGGCGATGTAGTTGTTCACGTCACGGATGAACATTTTTTCGTACTCAGCAAACTCTAGTTGCAAACCAACTTGCTTCTGCCATGCTTCACATATTGCATCATACTGAGCACGGGTGTCTTTGCGAAGTGCCACAGTAACACCATCAGTGTTCACCTGAATCAGCTTCAACCCTTCAATTTCAAGCAGCTTTTCAGCCAACAGGCACAACGAAAGCTGTCCATTGATCGTAATCTTCATGGTGTATGCTGGATCGTAGAACGGGCTGAATTGATTGTTACTATCGCCATACACACCGTTCAACGCCAACTTCATCATACCGTTTTCGGCACTGCCTTTGGGATAAGATTTTCGCTGTTCGTAAACGTCCTCGTAAATGTCGCAGAACTTTACCCCTAAGTGTTGAGGGTACACTTTGTTCGCAATGGCAATATTAGGATACATGGAACTTACGTCAGCGTCAACAATATCGTACACAGAAGTTCTCTTAGCAATCTTACTACTGAGACTGCCATGAATGCCACCTGTACCAAAGTCGAACCTGAAGCCTTCGATAACAACGTTAAGAGTTTCAGCCACCTTCCAGCAAGCCCAATAAGAATATTGAATCTCACCTTTTTTCTTTGCTTTCAACTCAACTTTGTCAACCCATCCACAAGGATGTTCTCTGCGAAATGCGTCATACTCTGACTTAGATGGTTCACCTTTAAGCTTCTTGCGCTTCACAACCATCTCAGCGTACTTCGCTACATCACCAAGCTTATGTTCTTCAATGTCTGTGAACACACCTTTCGTTTCACGAATGACTTGTTTAGATAGCCAGTCCATGACTGCAATGAACTCTGGACGATTGAAGTCGTAATAATTGAACAAGCACTCTTTAATACGAATTACATCCCGTTTGGTCTGGTTGATCTGGCGTTTACCATTAACAATCTTATAGACCGGAATCTTGGACTCTTCAAGACGCATAATGAAGTAGTCCTTACCGATCTTAGTATCGTTATGGTTCATGAAGTCACGACCATATTTCGCAGTAAGAGTCTCGCGAAGTTCGATGTTTGGAATACTGTGTTTATAAAAATCCAAAGTCATACGAACATCGTGGGCATTGTATCGCTTAAGCTCGTCAATCTGCTCGTTGCTAAGTTCCATTCCGACAGGAAAAGGAAGGTCTTCGATGTTGTGAGAACGCATGTTGAATTCCAGCATTTTAAGACTGGTCATACGGGCTTTATTATCGAAGTGGTGTACCTTGAACAAGTCGATTTGTTTGCAATGGCGTTCTTCAGCCTTCACGGTGTTGGCGAATTCACCTCTCATACTCTCAATCTGTTCTTGTGCGTAGCCGTACACCCTGCGAGCAATAGTTTCACCTTTAACTGGCATCTTACCGTCTCGCAGCTTCAACAATTTGTGGACAACAGGGTAATCGAATTGCAAAGAATTGAAGCCTACTAAGAAGTCATCTTGATCGCGTAGATAATCAAGACAAGCAAAAATCCTGTCAACTTCATTCGTGCGATGACTTACTTCAAACGTATTAGCGAATCTTCCATCCTCACGAACCACACTGAAGGTCATCACATTAGGGTAAGTTTCGATGTCCCAAATCCACTTCTTGTTCAAGGTTTTCTCCTAATCAATATTCCCAAAGTTCCGTGTATTCAACACGTTTCATGTTATGCGCCTTGATGAATAAGTCTTGTGAATTGTTGTCCTCGCAATACGCCAGCCAACCTTCGTATTCTTTGCTACCAAACCAACCTGTCGGATATCCTGCGTAAATATCAGTAGTCTCACCATTACGGTTACGATATGCAACAATGCTGTCGCTCCGAGCCTTCTGTCGCTGTGCCAGTTTGTCCTCCGCAAACTGCTCCCACTCACTTGTAGTAACAACATGATCGCAAACGTACATACCGCCAACGCAATAGTCGCTGTACTCACCAGAAGAGAACATAAAGAAATGTAGATTGTTCATCACCCTTCCCCAACAAACAGCTTAGCAGCCTCGTCAAAGCTGTACGTCACACTATAACCTTCTTGTCGTGCAACATAAGCCTGCTGAATCCAGAAGGCATCATCTTCAACAATCCACGCTTCCAAAGCTTGTTGCCCCTTTAGGTCATCTTTGAGGCACCTTTGAATTTCCTCTACAGCAGCAATCTTCTTCTTGAACTTGCGAATATAGGGTGTGAACATCGATGCTTGTTCCCGATTGGCCTCACCTTCCGTGGTGTACTGATGCGAGGCGTCAAAGTCAAGTTGATCGTCTGCAATCATCATCTGCTTAAAGCACTCATCAGCACGTTCGTTATACATCTTACGAGCCTCACGAAGGTTCTTATATTCCTCGTGCAAGCCCGTCAAGATTTGCTCGTTCAGTTTGATTTGTCGTTGAATCAGTGCTGCTTTCATTATCGATTCTCTTTCACAAAATCGTAGGTTGCTTCGACATCTTCATAATACCAATGACCTTCTCGTCCATCCAAAGCAGATTGCAACAACTCTTCTTGTTTCTCTTGTGGGAGAATCGTATCAAGATACGTACGACCAAAATCTGCAAGACGTTGTTCGTAGTCTGGAGATTCGTAGTCATTCCAACCAAACTCCCCTTCAAAAGCATCGCAGTATGAGCAAGAGCCGAACGAACCTGTGACCCATCCTACATCACCATTGTAATCCACTTTAGCGAACCATTCACCTTGATAGCTTCCGAAACTTTCGTAGGCCAAAACTTTTGCCCCTGCTGCTTCCATTGCTTCACAATAGCCCATTATTTCCCCTCCTCTTCACATTCGATTTCCATGTACATATCTGCCACTTGCCACCAAGTGAATCCGCCAATCTCCGTGTTGAGCACATTCAGGCATTCTTCTACAGGCATACCGTAGTCGTAACAATTATAAACGATTTCTTTGTAGTTGGTGTTCATCACACATCCTTAATAAATTGCTTGCGATTGACCTCTTGCCACAGAAGCTCGTTCAACTCTTCGTGCCACTCCGTAGGAACATCTTTCTTGTTCTCAAGATTGTACAGCATAGCCTTCAGAATAGCAACCTTACGAAGTCGTTCGTGCTCAGCTTTTGAGGGCAGTTGAGTAGGTTTGCACATGCCCTCAATTATTGCATCAAAAGCACCCTCCACAGCTATATCCTCGTCCGTGACAGGATTTTCAAATCGTTCTAGAATGTTGAGCTTGGTTTCAGGTTGTTTAAAGTAATCCTTAGGCACAAATCCAGCAGGGGTAAGAAAGTACTCTTCATTGACATGCCGCTTGAAATAATCCCCACTTCCGCTTTCCTTAGTAGTCTTCAACACCGACCCGGAAGAGTAGACGTATAACTCTGTAGCGTCGTCAAACACAGTTTGACCAACAACATTTTCATATCCAGCATCCGCCAAAGCTCTACTGACAACATCAAAATTGTGCTGTTCTGTCAGGCGAATTTTCATGTTTTTCAAATGTGACATCTTCCCTCCTTAAAATGTTAGAGCGTAAGAATTATAGCAAACTCTGTACGCTCGTGTCAATCGATAATTTAAGTGCCGTGACGCTCTGTGTAGTTAGCACCTTGCTCGTTTAGTTCAGCAATCATCTTAGCACGATATTCACAGGCTTGGCGAAAAGCTTCGTCGTTGCCTAGCTTGGAAATCGAGAACAACTTCCGCATAGGAATCTTATCAAGAGTGCGCCAAGTGGCAACATAGCTTCCCGCATAGTTACCAGTCTTGAGATATATTCCAGAAACACCTGTAGAATTGTTCTTGTACTTGGCCTTGTTCTTTCCATTGCTGTAGTCCGACGAGGGCTTAAGATTGCTGTACGTGTTGTTGCTACTATCTCCGTCAACATGGTCAAGAATTATATCAGACATATCACGCTCCGGATTATGAAGCTGGTAAACAATCCGATGAACTTTGATAGCTTCTTCAAACAGCTTCACAGCCCAGTATCCATCCTTGCGGAGATGCCCTGCAACATCTCCAGCACGAACAACCAACCTCTTGATTAGCCCGTTAGCGTACCTGTCACTTTTCCAACGAAGGGCACTCGGGCTGGTTTCATCGTACACGAAATGCTCGTCCAAATTTGTAGGCAGGGGTTTAGCAGGCGCCCTCATCAGAACTCCTGCGGATGGGCCATCATATACTCATCCTTGTCCCAAAGTACGTGTGCGTCGGCGTCATAGAATAACTCGCAAGCCAAGCCAGTCATGCCCGTAGCGCGCGACTTCAGCAGATGCACTTGCGTGGTGTTGCGTACCAAGAAGTCTTCGGCAGTTTTGTCACGTTGCAGAGCGATATTGATACCTGCCGAACGATACTGCGTACCCGAGCCAATGATACTCTCCTCAGTAAGAAACTTACCTTGACTTGCAGATTTCTCCCCACTTCCGCCCTTGCGGGTGTGCGCCACTTGTACAAGAATACAATTGTACTGCTTGACAAGCTTCTTCTCCCAAGCCATCCACAGGTCAATTTGCTCAATCGACATGCCGCTGAACACATCCGAGATAACGTCGATAACACAGACACGGACGCCACAAGACACAATAACCTCTTCAATCTTTTCCTGAAGCTTGCTGTAGTCGCCTCGATCATCCAGCAGATACAGACGCGGAGTACCATCAGGTTTGTTGAACAGATTGTACGCAGCTTCTTCAGCATCTTTACTGCCAACGAAATCGATCTTCTCTTGAGGATCAGAAATCATAGCAATTTTACGACCCATCTTGTAGCTCAGTAGGTTTTCACCGAATTCTGCTGCTTCCGCCTCTAGACTGGCAACTAGAACAGCTTGGTCACACTCTTCCATCCAGTAAGCGATACACTGATTAGTAAGGGACGATTTACCGCTGCCAGAACCAGCTAGAATGTTGACGATATAGCCCCAATTGATACCTCCAGCAAGCATCTTATTCAGTTTATTCAACATTGGTGGAAATGGCAACTTCTGCTGTTTGCTTCGCTCTACAATCTCGTCATAGATGGATGTGCTGCTGACGATACCAGATGGCGTGTACGGCTTGGCTTTCCAGAACTCATTGACGAATTGCTTTTCCTTGCCTTTAACAAGAAACTCGTTTGGGTCTTTCAGGCTCCACTCTGCAACGAATACCTTGTTACGAGGAAGAACTTTAAGAATCTTCTCCGTAGCCTTCTTGCCAGCATCATCGTTGTCCAACCCCACAACAATTTTATCGAAGCTGTTCAACCATTCATACTGCGCTTGAATCTGCTTGTCAGCGCCACTCTCTCCAATCGTAGGGGCAACAACAGCAAAAGCCTCGTAGTCACCATAACCACGACGCTCTTGATTCTCTCGTAACATTTGCTCAGCAGAAACCATATCGACTTCTCCGCCGACAATCAGAACAGTTTTACCGCCGTTTTTGTAGCGGAACTGCCCTGCAAGTTGGCACTCCTTCCCCGTGATGCCGATGGGTGCGCCAAAGTCTTTCGGGAATTTGCGAGTCTTGTATCCTACAAGCTCGTTATTAATCGTGGTTGGGACGTACTGCTTAATAGGTTCGCCAGTCTCTTTGTCATACTCATAGCGAATGCCGTAAGCCACGTTGGATTCATCTCTGATGCCGCGCCATCCTTTAGACTTAGTGGACGTGTATTTCTTGATTGCTTCGTTTTCTTCTGGAGTAATCCGTTCTTTTGTCACTACTTCACCCCCTTCACATTCTTCATCTTCCTCAACCCATCCCATCGCTTCACGATGTTCCCTGCTAGGAATTGTCCAAGAGCAGGCGAAGCAATAGGCACTCTCTGTACTGCCATACACATGAAGATTGTTACGGCTATTGTCACCACCTTCACGAATACAGCGAGGGCAACCCGTTTTATGGTCCCTCGTTAAGTCTATGCCGTACTTTTCAGCAATCTCAGACAATCAACCCTCCTTAAACTTCACCTCGTGCCCACTCATTGCCAACAAGTCATAAAGTTCTTGTGCAATCTCATGGAATGTTTGGGACTTGTAGAATTCCGAGGCTAGTCCAGCCCCACCTTTCCAATTGATGGCCCACACTTGTACACCATCACCGTGCACCTCAATTTCAAATTTATCTTGCATCAATCCCCCACTATCCATACCAAGCTATAGCACCACAAGTTTTACAAACATCGCTGTACGTACTGTCAACCACCCATTCACAACGACTTACTAAAGGATTTCCGTCTTCATCTTCAGTGTGCCCTTGCTGTACCCAATATGAGTCTTGACACAACTCCTCTTTATTAGTTTGATAACCCATCAACCCTCCCACTCATCCACATCGACACCCGTACTCAAAAGCAAATCGTACATCTCTTGTGCAGTGCCTTCCTCATCACCGCCTGCATCGAAGTAGAATGCGCGAACAGACTCTTCTTTAATCAGGCACACAGTGATAACGCCATCTTCGATATGAATCTTATATTTGTTCATAAGCCATTAATCCTCGTAGAGTTCCCACAAATTGTCCATCAGCACAGCAGCTATTTCTGAGTCCATTGACTCTCATTCAGAGATAAGGCTGTCAAAAATCTTAGTCAACGAATACGTAATAAACGCATCAAGCGCAGCATCGTACAGAGCATCCGTAACAAAATCCTTGCGCTCAGGCTTCTTCATACCGATCCCCAACACTCAGCCACGAATCCTTCTCCACCATAACAACAAACATATCCTTGTGCGAGATGACGAACATGCCCTTGAGTTTGTCTAGTGCTGTAGCCTCTTGTTGACCCATGTAGAGATACTTTGGCATACGTCCTGTCTCACCCACGTACGAAAGCCACTGTTGCTCGATTTTATCGATGATATTCATTGAATCCTCTTCTGAAATTCCTCAGCAAACCCTCTAATCTCCGAGTAGAGCGCTGTAGCATCGAACACATCTGAACCGTCCTCAGCTTCGTAGAAATACTGGTCGCTGTTGAGCTTGAGTAGCAAGATTAAATCTTCAAAGACTTCTTTCATACAACCTCCTCTGGAAAGAATTGTTTGTAAGACCATTTGCGATAATCCCATAGCGCTAAATTGTACGTGCCATCAACGTCTATCGGGTATTTGTACCAATCCTCTGATTCATAAACTTCGTCGATTCTATGGCAGATATGATTATGCACAATTCCAAGCCTAACGATGGAGACAGAACCCCATACAAGCACCAATCCCGCTACTGCAAGTAAGATCAAAATCATACAACCTCCTCAATTTCACTAGAATGTAAGATCTGCCAAGTGCCCTCGTCATCTACATACCAAGCGTACTCGCCAGAGCCACAATAATAGGCCACTTTAACAATCGTACCAATCTTGTACAAATGGTCATCGTGCTCCACTACCACTTTGTAGGATTTCATGGTGCGGCAAACAAAGGCTGTTTCTTGCTAATTCGCGTATCCAACTGATTCATCGTCTCGTAGTACCAGATCGCACCATGAGCATCACGAGCAACGAAACGCCAAGAGTGAACTTCTACAACGTCCTGCGTGCCAACGTCTCGCACGACACTATTACGGCATTCGTTGTGGTCGTAACTGGAACAGCCCGTCAGGGTGACAGCCACTGCTGCAATTGTGATAAGCTTTTTCATGATTTCTCCTTAATTACCAAAACGTGCAGGAAGATCGCCAAAAATACCTTCGGCCTTACTGATCGCTTTTTCAAAGTCCTCCGGTGCAAATCTTTCAATGAACTCTGCCGGGTCGGAGTTCTCCCACAATTCAAGACTGGAAGGATACACCTCTAAAAACCACTTCTCATTGGGCGGATAGCAGAAGAGAACATCTTCCTCGTTATATGAATAATACAACAGCTTCCCTTTAATTTCCTGCATACAACCTCCTCAAATTAAACGAAAGAGAGCCTTTCGGCCCTCTATGTTCGCTAGAACATTACTTCTGCTTCTTCCGACGAGCCAGCTTGCTCACACCTACCAGACCAAACAGGCCGAAGCCCAAGCCTGCCATTGCCAACGAATCCGAATTGTCTTCATCTTTCTTGGCATACTGAGGAGCCGAGACAGGGACACCGCAGCAGCCCATTGCGCCAACGGACGGGGCAGAGACATCCGAAGCAACAGCCGTAGCAGACACAGGAACGCCACAGCAATCGCTCAGCGACGGAGCAGGGCGCCGACCATCTTTTGCATCCGATGCCAGTGTAGGGGCTTCGTAAGATGCCGAGACAGCGATTTGCGCGAATGCCGACGAGGCCAGCATGGACAGGAACAGAGCGGTGATAATTTTCTTCATGGTGTTACCTTTCTTAGTTGTTTTAGAAATGTGCCTTGTAGAGCACGAAAGAATTATGGCGGAGGTTGAGAGGCTTGTCAACACCTTATTTTGGTGCCTTGTAATTCTCGCCCGGAATACGTTTACGATTCATGATCCATCCGCAGAACTGTGCACTCCAAAGGCCACCTTCACGGTCGGCGTGGCTAACACCGGGCTCCCAAGTAGAAGCAATGCCTGCAATATTGACACCATTAAGGAAATGCGCATCTTTCATCGGCGTTGCCTGATGCTGCATAGCAGAAGCATGCTTCCTATCGTCACCAACAAGCTTGTCGTACACTCGCAAACATTGTTCAAGGCCGTAATCAACAGCACGGAACGAAACTGCGCCTGTTCGGGCCGAAGATACTTTAATTGCCTGCTCCAGTGATACAAAATGTTCAACACCTTCAGCATCTACAATATAGAAAAACTGTTGTCCATTTACCCGAGTTTCATCGACGTACGGTAGGTGCCATTCACCCGGTTGAAGCAGTTGCGGAACACTTTGCTCATGAGCCTTACGCATTGTACTAGCCAGATCGTGAAGAGTTGGATCGGCTGCAACATCGTCACGAAGCCAATAGTAGTTGTCCCACTCCGTAGCAGACACAACAGCCTTAATCATTTGAAATGCTTCAGTTAGGCGGTTGTAAACTTGTTTATGGTATCCCGCTTCATAATATGCTTTTGACCACTCAACAGCATCTTCTTTAGCTAATTCCCATGCTTCTTGCGGGGTGTACAAATAAGTTCCGGAGTGCCGAACAATCTTGATGAGGTTGCCAAACTCTTCGCCCTTATCCTGCATACCTTTGTTAGCCTCGCCAAATCGCACAGGCTTACCCGTAAGCTGCTCAATCATCTTATTGAACGGAATAGCTCGGCTACTATGTGCATTACGAGCAAGCATGCCGTGTGTGAGGAATTCGCACCATACAATGCGGGGCACTTCAATTTCCATCGTCGTAAGCCGATGTCCGGAAGGACTTACACTGTCCTTGAGGATTCGTGCAACACTTCCTTTACCTCTACATTCAATCATTCATGCCCCTTTACCAAATCTTCCACTTCATCCGCATACCAACGTTGCAGTTGAATCTGCACATAATCTCCCCGCTCCTTGACAGCACCACCACGTAACACCTCTGTCATAATCTTAATAGCGCCCTCAAGATTATCTTTGCGGAAAAATCCAATGTTGGTCCATTCATCGGACACAACATAATATTCTTCTTTATCTGCGTCTTGCAACACAGCAAGCTTTTTCTTTGCAAGCTCGATAACATTTGTAAGATCATAGCGGTCTAGGCCTGCTAGGCGTTCTTCGTGTGTCACCCCACCACCTCCGTCTCAACATCTTCATACGTGTCATTCCACACAACATTCATGACAGCGCCGTTTCGTTCATAATACCCCACCATACTAGCCTTGCAGACGTTGCCCAAACCTTCTACAAAATCTACGTCATACTCTGCAATTTGGCGTGCAGCAAACTTGAACAGTTCTTCCTGTTTCGCTTCCAGCGTATCACCATCAAGTTCCCACATGTAAGACTCAAACTCTTTGATGTTTTCTTGTGTAAGAATGTTGTCTTTCAGTTCGATTTCGTATTCTTTTTCGATGACGACTCGGATTGTCTTTTTCACTTCAACACCCCCTTAGCACTCTCAATATCCTCAAAACTCTCAAGATGCTTACTAATGATATCGACAGTTTGTTGTGCCGTCTCTTCGTCAATCGCTTTCAGCCCAATTTTGAATTCTGCCGTGAAGTCGTGCAGCACAGGCTTGTTAGCTTTCTTGTCTGCCATACGTGCTTCAAAGTTTTTCATTAGGTTGTCGTTCATCATACCTCCTGAAACTCATCATACAGTGCCATGTCTCTATCGCTAGGCTTCTTGTCTAGCACTCCCGTCACCTCAATCACAGAATCGGCAGGTGCATCCAGTGCATCCACAGCCATATCAACAATCTCGTCTTCGTGGTGTTCAGCTCCATGTTCAACCTCAACAAGAATATTCTTATAGATTGTTACTGCCACTTCTACATAAGATTTCATTATTTACCTCCTCTATGTGGCTTAACAACACCTGTCGCAAGCCCTTGTTCAAATTTAGTTACAAACTCGTCGCTGTACATCGCTTGGATGTCGTCGTACCTCTCGTAAACGAACTCGCGAAACCACCCGCCACTAATGCTGCTCCCGAGTTTCATGTGTGCAAGATCAAATGCTTTTTTAGGGTTGGGCCACTTATCAGGAAAAGGCACCAGCGCACGCTCAATGCATAAAACACAGATTTCTTCATACGCAGCATTAAGCTTGATTTGGTCAGAACATTCGTCCCACATCTTCTTACTCACCATAACTTCGCTATCCGCAGGTTTGAATTCCAGATACGCTGGACGACTGCCAATAGCAACTGCTTGATGGATAGTATCGTGGTCCCACGTATAGATGTCATCTTTAAAGAATCCATTTTTACTTTGGCTCAGTTTTGGCAGAATGTTATCGTAAGTTTCCTTCTCCCGCTGTTTTAAGAATTCTTCGTGCTCAGGACGAATCTTAGCACCAAGCTTTCGCATGAACTGAATGTCACGAAGAGTCTTCAACCAATGTGGAGAATCTTTTTTGTACCTGTGCGAAAGCTTTAACAAGTACAGCACGTCAAGGGACGGAATAATGACATCAATATAACTGGTAAGATTATCCTCCTGAGACTCAACAAACTTGACAAGTCGCTCTGCCATACTGTCAGGCCAAGCGATCTCCACTTCTACGATAGAGCCGTCTTTGCCACGCATATAGATAGACTTTCCCCCGTTGATTGGAAAGCATACGGTTGCATTGATTTGCTTACGCAATTCCATCGCTTCTTCGTAAGTACCCACGTAGTCTTGGTCAGAAATCTTACGTCCATCGGGCAGTTTTACATGCTGCTGCAACGCGCAGCTACCAATCAAAATCATGTCAAGCTTCCTTTACATTAGCAATAAGATGTGTTCCAATCTTGAACTTCAGATTCCATGCTTTCAAGCAAACCCCAAAGTTTGCTGATAGCAGGATTGTCGTACTCAATCAGCCCATTCTCGTTGTCGTCAAAGCGATTGCTGTAAGGAGTACCGTCAGGGTAATAATCGCTTTGACGGTCATAGTAAGGCAGGTCGAACGCAACACCAGCAACATCGCTAACAAAACTTGCTGCGGACAAAAGATCAAAAGCTTTACTTGCAAGGTCTTCAACCTTTTCTTTATCGTTTTCTTCCTCAAGCAGTTCATCTACAATTTTCTTCCCCTCTGCAATCTTCTCAGCAATGAACTTAGCAGCACCTTGACGAATACTGTTACGAGCCTGTTGCATCTCAGCTTGCAGAGCATCATGCTTAACCTTCATCTCGTTCAGATTTACACCATCAATAATGATTTCTTGCATTATTTTCTCCTTAAAAAAATTTAAATTGTTAGCAGCTTTGGGACGAAGCAGACCAGCCCTCATCGTAACCGGGCCAGTACGAACCACCATCACCGTAACCTGCTGGACCATTATAGTGAAAATACACGTTTGCTTTCTCTGCGATTTCTGCACATTCTTGGTACAGAACACTAATCTCAGCCAGTTTGTATGCAATGGCTTTTTGTGCTTCTTCTTTCGTCATCTTCTTCTCCTTAAAATTAGCTATAAATCACTGAAATAACACGACTTTCAACACCGGGAAACCCCTGCTCCCAAAGGTTTACTGCATCTGCCACGTTGTCAGAAAGCTCATTAGCCTGTTGAGTTTTGCCAACACGAAAGCCAACAAACCAATCATCGCCATTATAGCAATCAAGGCAATTTACATCGACCTCCAGATAGGGAAGAAGCTCATCAAAATCCCAACCTGCATTCAGTTGTTCAACATGACATTTTGCAAGCCCGTTATAATGCTCTAACAGAAATTCCTTTACCTCTTCTTCACTTGACAGCCGACGACCAATGCCAAGAAACGCACTGTGACTTACTGACATAACCCCTCCTACACACCAACACAATAAAATGAATGATCTGCAATCCGCCTGTCGAACTTACCCTTGCTTGCCCAACTAGGCGGTGCCCCTGAGTGAAAACTGTCAACACAACTCCTGACAACGCTTCGCATCTTACTCGCCTCTGCAAACTTGTGCAAGAACTTTTTAGGAATTTTTACAGCCTTAAGATTCATGCCACGCTTTACAGAGGAAAACTGATGTGACTCACGCACAACACTGCACACGCTCTTCTTACGTTTCTTGGCCCTGTGTCGGATAGTTTGAATCACGGCTGCGACCCCTCGTGTTGGCTGATTCCCTGCTTCCTTGTACGCTACAGCCTTGAGGCAGATGTCGTCAGCAGCTTTCGTATTTGCACCTGTTGCAAGCATGAGGGCCAGAAGCAGGGCATTGCTTGTGCTCAACTTTGCCCTTTCTTCTTCACGAAATCCATAGCAGCTTCCCAACCCCAAGCAAAATAGTCTGCCGCAATAAACTTCTGCACTCCCTCAAGATCATCGTCACCCATAAGCTTCGACACAACAGAATTTGCTTCTACGTCCTCTTCTGTGTCACCGTTGTAATTCATCATCGCTCCCTGTCATTTCCAAAGCCAAGTTTAAATAAGTTCACAAATCTTCTCCTCTACAAAAGTCACTACATCTTCATATAAATCCAAATAAGTGGCCTCTTTAGCAAAACCCTCTACGTTCTGCCGAACTGTGGGAAACATCTTTTTTATTGATTCTTCCACTTCTTGCACCACCGTTCCGCTTTCAATATCAAACGTTCGGCTGTCTACTATAGACATTCCTAACTTTTTAAGATTTCTTGCGTGGGTGCTGAGCCTTTTATTTAAATTCCCGGTAATACCGTATCCGGTAAACCCTTGGCTTTCAGAGCAAATTTTCAATATGTAGACGTATCCTGCCTTGTTTTTGTCAAAACCTCTCTGCGAGCAAGATGCACAAGTGTGCTTGTCTCTTACAAAAGTTACGACCTTCGTAGTGCTCCAAATATGTCCTGCTTCGCAACAAAGTGTAAGCTTTGAGTCTGCTGTTATAATATCGTCAGCGGATATTAATTTTACACGCTTCTTTTCGCAGGCCCTGTTAATAAGTGTTCGGTATTGCGCCTGACTCCAGAAAGGTCTGGAACTACATCCACAAGGGTACTTGCCATTGTTTAATGCTGACTTGAAACACTCGTAAATGGCATCTCCATGAAGCTCTGGATCATTTTTACATATAGTACAGTGGACGAAATAGTAAGGAAAGCAATCCCTATATCGCCTGTCACTTTTCCCTATAACTTCTAACTGCCCCTCCTCACCAAACCTTTGCCCTATGAACGGGTCTTGTTCAACTCTAACCATCTTACTCCATCGCCTCCAACTGGCGTTTGAGCTTACGGCGCTTTACAATCTTGCGAGCCTCAGCAATCTTGTCAACCATTTCCTGCACGCCTCGATCACGATAGTAAATCATCTGTTGTGTGATGCGCGCGGCTGGGCTTTGCTCTACGTAGTCTGCCAACTCTTCGACGGTACAATTCTTGTAGTCCATAACATCCTCTTATCGTTAAAGATGTTATCTTACCACAACATTGAGTTGATGTCAAGTTTGTGTCATCGGTCATCTACGTTGTAAGGCTTCTGCAAATTATGGGAAAGCTCGTCCTTGGCACGTTGATCTGGTGTGCGGGTATCTTCTACACGAGACATCTTGGCAAGATTATGCACAGTAACAATCAACCCTCTGCGTGTGTCCTCTGCAATAGCTACGTCACAGTATGAGAACCACCAATCTACCTTACAAGCCCTTACACTCACAACTTTACATTCGCCTCTATGTTCTTCACAAAGCCCGTCACACTCGTTGTTCCATGCCCGATCAAACAGATCGTTTTTAAGCTCGTCTACACTCATACCGTTTCCTCCACTGGCTGCTTAAGGTTGTTAAGAAACTTATCAAATGCTTCGTCGGGCGGAAGTTTCTTAAGGCGCACTTGACACCTCTGCGGAGCTACTTGGTGTCCATGATATTTAAAATCTACTAGATAAGCTTCTATCTCCCCTATCATTGTAAGCCTACTTTCAAGTGGTGCTGTGATTGTACATTCCACATCATTTAACTCCGGAATCCTTGTACAGTTCTGCAAAACAACCAAACTACCTACTGGATACCCTTTCATACATCCCCCTTATCAAAATGTTCGCTTATTGTAGGCTGCGACGAAGCGCATGTCAACAACATTTTTAAGAGTTTGATCTAACATTCTTACGCAGAATACTCTTGACACGAATGTTGTTCTGTGCCATCATACACCCGTTCACAACAATTTTAGGAGGGAATCATGCGAGTACGAGTAACCCGTGTCACAGATGACAACTGGTACAAAGTGGGGGAAGAATACGAAGTGGAGAGCAAGCCAGTGCACCGAGGCGGTTATGATTACTACCCACTTGTAGAGGATAAGAACGTAGGTATTGGCCCTGAGCATTGCGAAGTGATTAAAGAGCAACTAAAATTTCCGTTCCGTGTACGTTGCATTGACAACATGAACGCAGAAGAACAGCTTGAGGAAGGAAAAGTTTACACTGCGATTGGCGAAAACGTGTGGAACGATGCATGCGATTTCTATCTTGAAGGTATGAAATGCTCTTGGTCGCAACACCGATTTGAAATTGTAGAGGAAGAAGTGGAACAACAAGACGATGAGTACACGGGTGGTTCCGTCAGCTACTACACCGTGCCCGTAGACAAACCAACCGATCCTGACAAAGACCCGTACATCGCTGAGTGTAACGATATCATTGAAGCTCTTGGTATGAACTACGCAGAAGGGAATGCGTTCAAGGCTATTTGGCGCTCTTGTGCTGCCCGTAAACTTGGCGTGGCAAAGAAAGGTTACGATGATGGTTTGTACGACGCACAGAAAGTTGTGTTTTTTGGGCAGCGTATGGTTGCTCTGGCTAATAAATGATTTCTAAATCCTAGAAATGAATACAAGTAAAAATTAGGTGCCGAACCACTGACGTAGCACCCTTGGGATCAACGCATAGGGTAGGCTCTACCGGGAAACTGTGTGGAGCTTGCCCCTCTTGCCCGTTCATCATCCTCAAAAACACGTTTCTGAAAACGTACCATCCCTATCCATTTCTCCTCTCTCCGGGCAAGCCCCTCCCCTGCCGCTTCTAGAGCAGCTTTCAAAAGACGATAGATCGCCCTACCCACTGAATTCCTCAGTGGCTGTGCCCCTGCGGACAATACTCTCCCTTACCCTCATCCAAGAGAGTTAACAAGCTGGGAGACATTTCCCCTATATGTCATGTTACGCCTGTGTGACGAGACATGTTCCACATGTGCCCTAGTAGTTCTGATAGGGCGTCATCGTTGTTTGAGCGTTATCTACCTCACAGAAGATAGGGTTCGTAAGAATTACAATCACGTTACGCCTTTCTTTTGTGGATGTACAGCAAATTCTCACGCTTTTTGGTGAGAATTGTAAGAATGTTGTAGGAGTTGGCTTACGTGGACAGTATAACAACTGTTTATGCATACAGGTGAGATGTGGAAATTCACTGCCTAGCACGATTCTGAACAGAAAGATAGGGGTTGTACGAAAAAATTCTTGACAGCCGAATATAAGTAGCGATAAGATGCATTCATCGACAGCGCAACACAGCGATGCAATACAAGAAGCAAAGCTGTCGAAGCTGGCAAAGCAATCTAACGTAATCAAACACTATATAAGGAGTAACATCATGGCAAAGCAAATGGTTGTTCGACTGGCACCTGTGTCCAACGTTCCAATGTTCGTTGACGCAAACTCTCTGAACAATGGTCGTCTCAAGGCTATCTTCAGTGATCGGGATACTGAGACTGAAATCGGGATCGACTATTTTCGTGCTAGCTCCCCGGTCGATATCAGCATCGCACACAAGATCGTGCAGGAGTATGCAAAGCAACATAATCTCCCAGCGGAGGAATTCTTGGTGCGCGCCCGTCTGCCCAAAACTAACATCAAAGCCCGCAAGCTTGACGATAGTGCTGCAACCAACCTCACGCTTGTGAAGAATGACAAGCAAGAGGATCAGGCTAAAATTGACGCTGCGCTAAAGCCACTTGAAGATTTGGCTAAAGATGTGAGGGGCGCACAGACGAATGATAACCTCACTTCGATGGCACAGGCTCTGCACGATGCTCACAACAAGCGCAAAGATGATGTTAAGCCGGAAGCTAAGCTTGCAGAACAGAAAGCATCTGCCGAGAAGCCGGAAGGTGCAACGGTCAAGCGCACGGAACAAGAGAAACAGAAGAAGCGACCTTATCAGAAGCGTGAGAAAGAAAAGTCTGCCCGTTCGCTCGCCGCGCTTCGCCGATATCAGGATGAGTTGCAAAAGACGGCTGCTCAGTCTCCTACTATCATGCAACCTGTTGCTCACAATGCGACTCCGCAGGAGTATGATGCTGCTGTGATGGAGCTTGCAACTGCGATTGCGAAGATTCTGAAGTCGAACACTGGAGCCCTCTAACGGCCCGCCAAGACGACAACAACCCTCGTTGTGCATTTGCCTCTCTTCGGAGAGGCTTTTTCTTTTGTGCTCAATTTTTCTCTTGACAGCTAAGATTCTTATCGCTACACTTATTCTGTCTTAACAAACATACGAGGGGAGCATGAAACTAAGCAAAACACAACAGGAACTGTACGATGCGATGAAGGCAGGAGTCATTGTGCACTACATGCCGTACATGGGCAGATTTAATCCAACCGAATACTACTTTCGATCTGACAACTCCAAACGTGTCACTTCTGCTGCGAATGCCCTGAAAGAAAAAGGGCTTGCCGAAACCGTAGGAAAATACAACGACAAGAAACTTGTGTTGATTGAGGGAACAAAATGAACACTGATGTTGACAAACTCAAAAATGAAATCCTTTCTCTACATCGACAACTAGCTTCCGAAAAGCTGCGGGCTGATCAAGGTTGGAGCCGTGCTGAAGCTAAGTCGAAAGAATGTATTGAGCTTCGTGAACGTATGGCACGAATTAACCTCACTGGTGGAGAATAAAATGACCAAACTTACCGACGAGTGTATAGGCACACTCTGGACAGAAGCTATCGAGCAATTCCAGAAACATGAGGCTGGCGTCTCTGTTCATCCATCCATTTATCTTGCTCGTGCCATTGAGGATGCTGTGTTGGAGCGTGCTGCAAGTGTTTGCGATGAAACCTATGTCGAGCCCGGTGATATGCAGGTGGAAAACTGCCACGAGGCTGCGGCTAAAATCCGAGCAATGAAGAACAAGGGAGAATGACATGTATGATATTGACAAGCTTAACATGGCAATCATGAATATTCCAAGTGTTCCTGACGAGAGCAAATGCCCGAAGTACAGCAAAGAATATCACGCATACAAACTAGGCCATCGTGACGCTCGACATGCCGCTGTTGAAATCATGCTTGAGCATTTTAAGGATGTTTCAGAGCGAGCCGCGCCCGAAGCACCTGCCGATCAGATCACTTACACGGTGGACGGCATTGTGATTTCGCAACTGGAGTACATCGACTATTTGCACAAGCGTATCGCATCGACCGCACAGCAGGCAGGAGCGGCTGAACGAGCAAGGGAATTGGTCGAACAGTACCGCACCGGCTACCGTCATGGCTACGAAGAAGGGCGCGCCGAACCCCCTGTGGCCACCACGGCAAGCGCGAGCGAAGAACTTCGTCAGACTGTTAAACCGATGCCGCTTCAGTATCCACTGGACGATTATTGGAATGCCCCGTCTGGCGTCGGACCTCTGGCTACCCGCTACAACAACAAGCCACACCAGTTGATGTATGAATTGATTGCAGCATTGCTTTGCGCCCCAGCACCCAGTCGGGATGCTGCACCGTTGGACCCGTTGTCACCAGATTACGTAAAACCGTGGGCGCAGCGCTTATTCAATCCGGGCAATCGCAACATTCAAACCGCAATGGAAGCCGAAATCGCCGACCTGCGCGCAGCCCTGCTGGGCAAGGGCACACATGGCACGCCAGTGACAAACTCCCATGCATCGAATGCTGGCGAGGATACCGAGCTTCGCAAACGAGTATTGGAAGCGTGGGCCAATTACGAGCGAATGGGTGAAGTCTGCTCTTTTGAGGGTAATCCAATGATATGCGCCAGCACGCTGGAAGAAATCGCAGCTATCGCCGCAAGCGCTGAACAGGAGAAGAAGAAATGAGCGCTCAAACCGAAACTACCTCCCATGTAGCAAACAAAAACCATCGATGCACATGGTGTTGGCAGCGCATCCAATCCGGCGAAACGTACCAGCGCTATCGGTTCTTTGATGGTGGCGATGTAGGAACCGTAAAGATGCACCCTGAATGCTATGGAGCAATGCAAGAACTTGCAGCCGAAGAAGGCGGCGTCACTGAATGGGTTCCGGGAATGGAGCGCCCATCAGTCAAAGTAGAACAGAAAGGACCGCAATGAACACTGAACTGAACATGGAGGCAGAGCGCGCGGCGTTTGAAGCACACATGAGCCAACGTTGGGCGCCTACGGACTTCGATCGATGCCCGGACGAAACCTACAGGGGCCACATAATTCAAGACGCCTGGACCATTTGGCAAGCCGCCCGCCGCACAGTAGACACGTCAGTGGATACAACCGCTCCTGTCTCCGCCCCTATCGTGGAAGAACTGCCGCTGCCGAAATATCCGCAAATGAACGTGCTGATTGAAGGCATGCGGTCCGAGCAATGCGGCTACACCGCCGATCAGCTTCGCGCTGTTGTCGCCCCGTATGCCGAGCGTATCCGCCAACTTGAGCGCGAGCTGGCAGAACGGAAGACGGCGAGCACTGGTGAAGCGTCGCCCGATGCCGTACGCGAGGCGCTGCAAACGATGGTTGACCGCTTTGGGCCTTGCGAGAACGACTATATCTTCAGCAAGAGGCAGGCGATTCAGAAAGCCCGCGCCGCCCTCATCGCATACATAGACAATTTCAAAAATAGCTAAGTTTCCACTTGACTAACAACCGTTTCCGCCCTACCATGTGCATATACCAAAACAGGAGAGCGGAATGGCTGAACTATCTAGGGATGAAATCACAATAATGGGGGCTACCGATTCAGAGTTGTACGCATATATTAAGACACATTCACTTGGTAAAGAATGGCCTGTTAAGATTTATCACGATGGTACAGTGTTTGAGTTCGACACCACATACGATCTACCATCGCAAATGAAAACATTCATCCAAGCTGCTCGTTATCTGCTTATCATGCCATGAATGAGTTATCAATTTTGTACGTTATTATTTTGATGGTTGTGTGCTTCCTTGCGGGCTTCTTCTTAGGTATAATCTATTGCGAGAACGATGTGAACGAGCGTCATAGATTGTGGCGAGATTATTTGAAGGAAAGGAAGTGTGATGAGAAATGCAATTGGCACCACTAACAAGGAGGAGCCTTTTAAGCGGGAGGAGATTATAACCTTATTCGACGAAGAATACGTTGTGCTTAAAAACTATGGCACAAGGGGCCGTGTTAGGCTGATCAATACGCACATGAGTATTGATCCCTTCTATTGGAGCTTTCAAGGTATGGAAGCCCGACGAGTGAAAAGGAATGCAGCATGAATAAGGAGAATGTTGTGGATAATACAATTGTGACAGTAAAGCATTTTGCATACACACTTGCAACGCTGTTCGTTTACTCGTTTGGCTTGCTACTTTTGAATCAGGCGCAAGAGCTAAACAATCTGGCAAAGGTGCTGTCTCTTGCAATTATTACCTTCGCAGGGTATTTGTCTTACGAGCTAATCACTACGAAAGATTATAAGCTATCGCCAATGCTTGTTGGGCTAGGCACTGTAGTGACACTCATCGGTCTTATGTGCCTTTACTATTAGGAGAATGACGTGAAGAAAACTTTTATTGCAATCGGAATTGGGATGGTTTGCTTCATTGCTTTTGCGGATTGGGCGCAATACGAACACCATTTGAAAGAAAAGCGGGAGGCTATTTTGGCAGGGCGTTAGAAATGGTTTTGGAATTGAACAGACGAATAGATGGAGAAATTGGGGGCCGAGCGGGGGTGCATTGCCCCTTGGGAAACACGAGGCCCTGTGGAAATTTTGCCCTACACTGTAATGGTGTCAGGGCTTTTCCTTTTGTTGTGGGCGGGAAACACGTTTTGGAATGTGGGGCGGCGTGCTTGATAGATGCTTATCGTGATAACGATTTGTGCGATAGGGGAATTTGGTGCGCGCGAACATCCCTCTAGAACAAAGTCTATATAGAGCGGCATCAACGTACTAAATCTGTCTGAACGTGCTAGATGTCACTAGCTGTGCCAGATGTCCCTGTTTGTGCTTGCATGTTAGGGCCATACTTAGCCAATCTTGCGGAATCGTGCTTATGTGGGCTTGTTTGTCTTAAAGTGCTTGACACCGAAAACGAGAGTCTGTAAGATGTACTCATTCGATCAACACATAGAGGAGCATCAAATGAAAACCGCACGATTCCCAATCGGCCTAGTGTTCCAACACTATCGGTATGCCAAAGCGAAAGAGCGCACCGAATACTGTATTGTTGACATCTACACGACGACGGATAGCAAGGGAAACACAGTTAAGATTGAATATCTTGTAACGCATGAATTCATGGGGCAAGCTATTTCTGAATTCATGGTTGACACGACGATTGCGCGGAGTTTGACGAGTGAGCAACTACAAGAATATTTGTAATTAGTGCTTGACACGCTTCGTTTGCTTGCGTAAGATACACACATCGACAACACAAACACGAAGGGAAACAAAATGAATGCTCAATACTTCACCGAAGGCCAGCGCGTAAAAGGTTTGTTTCATGGCGTGCCGTACACTGGCGTAGTGACGATGATGCGCCCACATAAGATGCATCCTACTATGGTTAAGATGTACGTTGCATTTGACCAAGAAATTGATTGCGGGCCAATCTTTGGCAAGCGTACAGACGGTATTGTGCAAGCTTTCAACCCTGACGAAATTTGCGGACATACGATTGAGGTAGAATGATATTCCTTACTCCAGAGCAACAGTCTGTTGTAGAATACCGCCTTTCTATCGGTTACGATTATCAACTGTTGCCAAACGGTAATTACAAGCTGTGGAAGGGGCGACACATGATGATTGTTAATTGTCTAGGGTATGATTGTTACGTACCTAGTTGGCAAGTGCATTAAAGACGCCCGCGCATGCGGGCTTTTCTTTTTGTTCACTTACAAATCACTCGCGCAGGGGCGGATTAACTTCCCGGCAGCTTAGCAAACTTGGCTATTGTCCCTCTTCCGAAAGTGAGTACAGAATATCACTCTTACGCCTGCTATGTCAACAAGAATCTTGCGAAAGAATTTAGAAGCGTCCCTCTAACTTTTATTGCTTTGGTTGCTTGACTGCCTTTTAGTTCCGACGTAAGATGCTTCACATGGATGCAGCGCATAGGGCGCTTAACAAAGGAGAACAAAATGTCTGACAATGCATGCGAACAAGCCAAAGCACAAGCAAACAGCATCGCCGCAATGGTGGCGGCTTTGAACGTTGATTATGATCGGCTGGAAGAGTTGAAAGACGAACGCGATAACCTGCGGGACGATTGCGCGGATATCGAAAAATCCGACAATGAGCACGTCGAAGCTTGTAAAGCGCTTACAGATTGGTTGCAATCACACGAAGACGAACTTCGCGAATTGGAAGAGGCCGCCAACGGCAACGAATCCGAAGACGAAGCACGCGAAGCTATCCTTGATGATGCTCTTGAAGTGCAAGTTAGGTCTGATTGGTATAACCCATGCAGCAAAGGCGAGGGCGACGGCCCGTCAGAGTTTTACATTCTGTTGTGCACTGGCGGTCCCGCTTGCCGCATCATAGGCGAACTGAACGACTATTGTGAGCCTTGCCGCGCATGGATCGAATTCCAAGATTGGGGCACATCTTGGACGGAAGCCCCCGGCATCATCTCGCAAGATGTTCTGTTACAATATTGCCAACAGTTTTACTTTGGGGAATAAGTCATGGCAGAGCAAATTAACAACCTACTCATTTACTCGTCCAACGCGAGCAAGAAAGGCTCACAGAAAGCATCTGTAACTGTGCGTGACTTGTCCGGTGAAGTGGTTGCGCGCATTTATAGCGAACGTTCTCAGCCGCTGCGATGGCTCCGTAAATGGCCGCATTGTATCGAACGTGCTGAACTATCCGGGCAGCTTAAACAAGCTGGCATCTCGCAAGCTGACATTGATGCAATTGTTTCTACGAAGGAAAAATAATCGTGAATACATATGCACAAAGCTACAAGCCGGAACGCCTTCCCTCTGTGCTACAAATTATCGTAGTGTTGATGGCATTCCTAGCAGGCGCCGTTATTCTCGTTCTGGCGGGTATTGCTGGTGACGTTGGCTAAAGGGGATGCTAACATGCTAGTTCTTAAATGGTGGTATTCGTCACAAGCGCCTGATGCAATGCCGTACGAACATCAGGGAATGGATGCAGCACAAATGGGCGTACTTTTTAGATTAAAGGCTCTGGAAAGTAATATTCGAAAGATTGAACTTTTGTCAGATGACGTGTTGGTCATCTCTTGGAATCAGCCTGAAGAGAATGACTAAAATTTCTCTTGACATGGGTAAGCAATACAAGCAATAATAAGCACATAGACAGAGCGTGAGCAATGTCAACTCTACCAAGGGCGTTATCATGACAAGTAAAATAGTAATGAACAACGGAGCCACAAAGAATGCTCCAACAAAGCTAAAAACACGTTATGTATTCCGCAATGAAGTCGTCAAAGTGACGCATGGAACAAACTTGTTTGAAGCTGGCCTTAACGTTATGAGAAATCTCCAAATTAATAAATATGGGGCCTCGTATGCGGAAGTGTTGGACGCAGACACGGAGCAGCTTTATTATAGCCAATCGCGCAACATGAAAGGTGAGATTAGCAAACCACATTACGAGTGGAACCCGGAAGATACCGCGATTAAATTTGCTGCAACTATGTTGCTACAGGAGAAGAAATGAAACTCAATCATATTCAAAGTATTGCATTAGACAACCTGATTAAAGCATTACAACAAGCTACAGATCATGGCGTGTTAGATGAATTGGTTATTTGGTGCGAAAGTCCGGACAGTATTAATGATGTGTGCGACGCCTGCGATGAGTTGAAAGAGGCTCAAAAATGAACAAACAACAAGCACACGAATTGAAACTCAAGATAGCCCTTTTCTCTGAAGCAACAGCCATGCTTGCCCTCTTGAGGAACAAGGAACAAGCTGAATGGGATGTTGCACTTGCAGAGCGTGACCGCACACGAAATGCTTTGTATAAATTTATTGACGAAATAACGGGGGAATGATGTTTAAAAAGAAAACATACACTATTGAAATTACATACTCGGATAATACCAGTACAACATATAAAGGTACGTCAAATGTAAGTTTAGACAGCGGTGTGTTGCGCTTTACAAAAGTCAATATACACTACTTTTGCAATTGGAATATGATTTATGGATATGCCATTAAGGAGGAATAAATGAATTATCATAAAGATGTTGTGTTAATTGCATGTGCGCAATTCGTTCCAACTCTTGTTGAGCACGGTAAATCTGCACATGTAAATATCCCCGAACTGTTGCGACATGCTGCAATAGAAGCATTTAAGCAAATGAATCTTATACAAGGTGCACCAAGTCTTGATTGGGAAAAGGGACAAGCATGTCTCATAATACAAAAAGGATTAAATGAATTATCCGAAAAAGGCTTTATTGAATTTGGCGGATGAAATGAACAAACATTCGAAGAATACACCACAAAAACACGCAGCACTTATAAAATTATGGGCCGATGGGGCAGAAATTCAGTATAAGTACAGGTCGCAGCCTGAAGAATGGCGGGATTGCCCCCATCCGGGATGGCATGATACAGATGAATACCGAATCAAACCAAAAAAGGAATATCCGAAAAGCGACTTTACTGATGATGATTTGCAAAAAATTCTGCGTATTAACCGTGGCATTTGTGAATCGATTACGATGGCACGTATTATTGCAGACGAAGCAATCAAACGTTACATCATGGAGAATGAAGAATGAAGCCCATTTTCACCAACAGTATCTACGCCGTCTTTAAATCCGGCTCGCGCTACATCGTCACGCTTATTTCAAACAAAAACAAGGTGCAATACACAGGCACAAAAACGTTTGCCATTGAATGGGCAATTGAGAACGGCATTTGATATGGACATTGCTAACGATCTTGCAAATAACGCTTGACACAAGCACTCTAAGCCTATTAAGCTATGTCCACACAGATGTTGAAAACATCAAACACTCAACAAAACGGAGAACATCATGAACACCATCAAACAATTCCTTTCCCATCTGTTTGCAAGCAAATGGTATTACAATCAAGACATGTCCATGCGTATCCACAAGGATACAGGAAATGTAGAGTATCGTTGGAGTGATGGGCGGGGCAATTGGTATGAGCAAGAGCCGATGTGGGGAGAGTGATTCTTGCAATGATGTGATAATGACGATTCAAGGCGTAGGAGATGCCCACAAGGCCACAACACAATGCGGCCTGTAGGGTGGTAGCCTAAACAACTTTGAGCACCTGATGAGGCTCTAAACGCGAGGAGACAATGATACGCAAATTCATACGCGAGCATGAGGGCGCTGTTTTTATAATCATTGCCATATTGGCATTTGTTGCATTCGTGACAATTTGTGTGATTATGTTGAATGTGTGAGGGTGATATGACAATTGAAATTGACGAGTTAATTGAAGTGTTGAAAGAGTGCATCTGCTACCCATATGGTGCACAGCCTTATATCGATGCACAAGAGTTTCTTTCTGCGCTATATTGTTTGAAAGCTAGGAAAGAGGAGGAAAATATCAAATGACCCCGCAAGTGTTTATCGATGGCGAATACATCGACATTGAAATTAAATTGGCAGATGACAGCGTGTTTAGTGTCACTCTTAATAAAGTGGAAGCAGTGCACTTGGCAAATAAGCTTTTAGATGGGGCGGCTATGTTGGGATTTGTTAACGTGCGGACGGAGATTAAATGACCAAATACACAGAAACAGCCCTAAAGTTAATCCTAGCTCGTTGCAGAGCCACACCAAACTATAGAGCCATGATTGCAACAGCTTCCTACAATCGTTCTACAGACGTTCTGTTTCAATTGTACGACATGTTAGAAGGGAAAGAAGAATTGGCAATCTTTGAAGGAAAGTAAACCTTTCCGAACGGCTCGCAAATATCTGTAGTGCATGGAATGCAAGGATTTAGTGTTGAGAGTGTTTGAAGGGAGAATGTATGAAATACGAAGAATTTGTGATGACTCGGGAACAAATAGCATGGGCAAAGAAATTACAAAAGCATCTTGACAGCATGCCTGATGGAATTGAGATTTTATTTGGTGCCGGTCATGCCCATATCCATCCTGAGGGCTGGTACATGGCAGAGATTTGGGATGCCGGGGCAGATATGATGACTGCAAGCACTATGATTGATAGAGATTCGTGCTGGCTCATAACTTACGATGACAACAAGGTTAGGCCAAACTCAGAATCAGTTTAAAAGTGCTTGACGTGCTTAAGTTTATGTGAGATTATACGTTCATGGGCAGCGCAGAGGGCGAGGCCGGAATGGGAGGGGATAACATGATCTGGAAATTCACGATGTATAATGGCAGTACGTGGGAAGCACCTTGCCAAATGCTGCTTTCTAGCGCAATAGAGGCATTCATTAAGGCCACTGGTAAAACTGAGTGGGATATTAAACGTATTGACAATTTACACTAATCATGACCTACACCAAAACAATCACACAAGACATCGATTGGCTGAATGCCATTGACGGGCGCACTGTGAAAGAGGCTATCGAATATCTTAGCACGCTGAGCGAAACACTCTCTCCTGAGCATGTGTTAGTATATACTTACGCAATGGAAGAAGATACGCACGGAGTAGATATTAGTTCTTGCGTCACGTACGAACAGCCGATGACGAATAAGGAGATTTTGGAGGGGTTGGAACGTCGATACTTGAAACAGATTGAGCATTATGAATTAGCTTTGCTAGCGCACACCAAAGCTAACCGTAAAGACCGCATGGCATCGTGTGAGGCTTCTTTGTGGGATGTGAGGAAAAAGCTGGCAGAGGCTAGGGCGACATATGGGAGTGATGACAAATAAAGTGCTTGCAATGCTTTGTGAGGTGCGGTATGATTCTTACATCGGCAGCACTAACCAACTAGGAGAACATCATGAGCATGCAAGCAATCAAAGATCAAGTTAAGAGTGAATCCCGTTGGGACAAGAGCGACGAGTATGCGGAAAACATCGCAAGCGTCATTGCAGAAAATGCAGAGAAGGAGTTGCACAAGCTTCGTGCCACTAACAGCGGTGCAGATAATCTTTACAACAAAACTAAAGCTGTGCTTATTGATCGTGGCTACATGCCAGAGATGGCACAGATTGCCGCGCAGTATGCTGTTGACAAGCTTTCTAAAAAGATGTACCCTGCTAAAATCTAATCTCAAGGAGATTATCATGGAACGCGTTGGTTACTGCCGTAAGTACGGATATATCTACGACAAGCAAGACAAAGAGGGTAAGCTGGTTTGGATTAAAGGTGTGGGTTGGGTTAAGAAGCCAGCATGAGAGGATAAGCCATGAAAACAGTTACATACACTCTTCCGTTGTTTTGGGCGCCATATCTTATCAATCGTGATGCTTCGGGCTACACTGAATCGGAGCTTTGCGTTATGCATGCTTGGGAATGTCAGCATGCTAGCTTAGGTGATGCATTCACTATGGAGGAGATTGGATTCGTTCGTGGGCAAGAGATGGCGGAATATGTGTTTCCTGTTTTGGAGTAGTGCTATTCATCTTCAATAGCAGCCGACTTTGTGAGATAATAAATCTCCATATGTTCGGCTTGCTTTGCGTCTCGCAAGCCAGCAAATATTGCCGACCAAAAATCACTTGCTTGCTTTTGGAAATCCTCAACTGTCTCAGAATTGCTAACAGCTTTAGAAAGATCATCTAGAAGCGGTTGCATGATATCGCGCAGAGTCACGTAATACCGTGTCAGATATGCTAAGCTATCATCAAGAATCTTTCTTGCAACATCTTCGCTTTCACACAAGAAATACTCATTCTTATCAACATGTTCAAGCCGAGTAGTAGCAATGGACAACAATGTTTCCTCTGCGCATACGATCATGCGGGGAGACATAGTTTTAGTCATGATAACCACTCCACCACCATTAAGACACATTGTATTATAGTCTTGCAATCTGTCGCGCAGTTTGCTTGCACGTCCAAACTTTGTAAATCCAGTCTTAGGACAATACACACAATAAATACCGGGCAAGTTATCAATCTCGTCTGTTGTAACTCTTGTGATTCGTGTCACTTCAATTCGTTTTACTGTATCATTCATCTTGCATCCTTTCTTGTTCTAGTTCTGTTACTTTTTCCCAGTCGTTTTGTGCTATTAGCTCATCATTATATAGTTGATGTTTTACCACTTCCCGACGAATCAAGAATTGCACCAATCCGCACGCTTGCATGTATCTCTGCGCCTGTCTGTCACTTAGCCCAAGAGCATCGGCAATGATAGCAGTTGAAAGCTTTTCCAGCTTGGACAGCAGCCGATACACGATCATGGTTGACAGTGGGCGCGTGTTGCCATTGAGATCAAGTCTCACAACGCCATAAAAGATATCCTCAAACACTGGCGGCAATGTCGATTCCTTCATGCTGAATACAACACCATCAAACAGTTGCACCAAGTCAGCATTGTCCAACACAACAGGCTTACGTCCCTTTGTGCGCTCAGGTTCAGGCTTAATCTTATACGTCCATTCCGCATCAGGCTTCCAACGAGGTATGCGCTTCTTAAGCTTTTCCATCATTGATGGCGTCAGTTCCGCACACTGCAACGGCTTACGCTCGCGCTTGTCATACCCTAGCGGTTTGCACGCTTCCCACACACTTACGCCGTACACTTCCATTAACGACACCTATTAAATAACTAAAGAAGACTCTGCACAAAAATTAGGCAAAGCAATTAACGACACCTATTAGATACACAGAAATTACTTTTGAGACAACTTCTCATCAATCTTAGCAATCTTGTACAGTCGGTACGCTTCCTCAACCCTGCTAGACACTTCCTCGTCAGTCTTCCATGTCTTCCTAGCAAGATGGATAGCTTGCGCAGATGAACCCTTGAAATGTTCGACAATCTGCGTTACAGTGGCATTAGCATAACTAAAATTCTTACGTGGCATACAAACCTTTCAACTAGTAATAGAGCTATAGCTCAACTATATAATTATATACCCAAGCATGATTCTTGTCAACATTCTGCAGGCTTGGTAGACTGGCTGACGCCAGCAAGCCAAAAGAAAACACAACAATCTTAAGAAAACGCTTGCACAACTTAGAAAGCTTAGGTAATATACACACATCGGTTGAGCGAAAGTGAAACCAAATCGGTTGAGCACAACCACTAACCAACAAAGGGGATTCAAATGAGCAAAAACATCACTCTGGCATACATGAAAGCTCGTCGTAGCGTTCTGCTGTCTCTGATTGGTGATCGTATCGGAAACGATCTGCCGTATGAGATCGAGTTGAAAGAGCTTCACAAGCTTGACGACGACATTGCAGCATTTGTTCTGTGACAGGCGCCCTACGGGGCGCTTTTCTTTTGTTATGATATCGCACTAAATTTCTTATAAATTCTTGTTGACGTGCTTTGAATGCTTAGGTAAGATACACACATTGAGACAATAAACAACGGAGCATATCATGTACATCACAATGCTTAAAAACCAACGTGTCACTTTCGTCTCTGACGTAATTCAGGCACGAGCAAACAGCCCATTCAAAGAATATCGCAATCCTTTAAATGGCTGCTACATTGTACATGATACGTCTAAGCCGGAAGGGCAACGCACTGTAGCGGCAGGATTGAGCAAGGAAGAAGCGGAAGCTTGTGTTATGTACAAGGCTAACCAATGGATTTATAACAACGTGCAGAAAGGCAACTGACATGAAAACTCTTCTTACTACATTCAACGACGGCGACTGTCCAGTGATGCTGTACCAAACTAGTAAGTACAAATATATGGTTGTGTATGGTGCACAAGAATACAAAGGTTTGGACTGGCAGAAAGCAGCAGAAGAATATGGCTATTGCATGTTCCACTCTCTGGAATGTGCCGGTAAGATTGAATGAGGAGACAACTAACATGCAAACATTCGACAAGCTGCACAATTTCCTATTCCTCTTGTTCATCATTCTTATGACAGTAGGATTTATTGGGTTGCCTTTTGCTGTTTGGTGGGATTTTCATGTAGCAGGAATTGTTTAACTTTCGTTAAACTAATCCTCTAAACAACATTCCTAACGGAGACATTACATGTCACTCGCCTACAATGTAGGATATAACGCAAGATTGTACGGCTATGCTAAGCTGAAAGATTGTCCTTACATGAAAGGGACATTCTGCTACACAGATTGGTGTTACGGTTGGAAGATGTGTAACGATTGTGTGTGCAAAGGGGAATGATTATGTATGCAATTCAATGGTATGACAACATAAGTAAAACATGGCTTTTTTGCAGCACTAAAGGCCAGCTTGAGATTTACCATGCATTTGATAGAGCTATTGAAAGCTGCGATAAGTGGAAGCAAGGTAGCTTAGACAATGATTGTGTGGACGAATATAGGGTTGTTAGTGTTGTTGTACAGGAGAAATCATAATGGCTAAGAAAGATAGTGTTCAAAGGCTTGAGGCTAAGATGTAGTCTGCTACGCATCCTGCCTGTTTCGCTTGCGCTCAACAGTTGAATTGCTTGGTGCTATAAAACTCTTGACGTGCTTAGAAAGCTTGTGTACACTAGACTTATTCGATTAACAAACACAGAGGGGGAACATCATGCAACAGCTTAAAGATTGGCAACTTCGTTGGTACAACTTTTCAGGAGATGAATTCTCCGACATGTACACCGAAGAAGAAGCTAACATTCTGTTTGAGAATCGTAAGATGACTAGCACTCAGGTTGAGATTATTTCTCCTTACGGCAACTGGTTTACTGTCTGGAATCGCAAGCTTGATAAACACTTTGATTGCTGGAAATAATATTATAGGGCATCCATGCGGGTCTACTGGCTAGGGGAGACTTCTAGAAGTCTCTGAGGATTATCTCTATAAACCTAGCCGGAGGTGAAGGTTGGAATCCTTCAATGCCCACCAAACACAACAAGAAAGCCTAACATGAAACTCATTTCCCTCTGCCTCTTGTGTATCGTGCTAATGTCTAGCTCTGTAGCATACAGCGAGTCTTATGCACAGAGTCATCCCATGAATGGCCTACAGGTTAAGATGGAATATTGCATTGACATGCAACGTTATGAGAATCGACCATTAGAAGATGTTGGTTGCAAAGTGGGACGGGGAAACGGCAAGCATGGTGTAAAAATCAATATCGTCAGGCAGCTTGTAGCACGTATCAACACATACAAGGATAGCTACGAATACACACAGCTTGTGTCGAATGAAGGGCTGAAGATGGTGTTCCATGATGACACGGTAGGATCGAAAGGGAGTGCAACTGTGTGGCAAGATGGGAAGGGGAAACTTTATATGGTGTTTGGAAAGGAGGAATAGAGCCATCTAGCGATGTCTCTCTTTCTCGAATATAAACATTCTCGAAACTAATTATGATTATTTATATGGTACGTAAAATCCTCTGCGAAGGTAGTGATGCTGTAATTAGCGTGCATTACACAAAGGAAGGGGCAGAAAGGGCAATTGAGGGTCGCGCAGGAAATGTTGACTCCTATTATGTGGAAGAGTGGTATTTGGAGGAATAATCATGACAGCACAAGAACTAGAAAAGAAGTATGCCAACATTGAGTTTAAGACAACTCCTAAGCTTTACTTCGCGGCAGCTTTAGCTGAGATTGACTATCATTTTGAAGAGGGCGACATTACACAGGAAGAATGGTCAAAGTTGTCTAAAATCATTCACGCTTGGCTGAAGGAATAACAATGCTGGGGAACAAGAGTACGACACACAAGAGGAAGCATGGAAAGCGTGCTGTGTGAAGAACGGGTTAGTGTAGGGATTAGAGGGAAGGTTCTAAATAATGTGCTTATTGGGCTTGTGTTTCTCTGTAGGGTGAGTATAATAGAATTCATCAGCAACACTAACCCCACTTCCTCTAGGAGCCTATCATGACCAAATTTGAAATCATCATCGCTGGCGGTAACAAGCAAGGCGGCATCACTGTCGAATTCATCGGCACCCTTGCAGCAGCTAAGAAAGTGATTCAAGCTGAACTGGTCAAGTATGGCAATGGCGATGCTATCCGTACTAAGTATGCCCATGCACGAGTGTATTTTGATAACGATGTGGCAGAATGCACCCTGACTAAAACCCTTCGCCTTCGCTTTGATGTGCAAGAGAAGCGTATCCCTGTAGCAAAGGTTGTGTATGGTAAGTTTGTTGATGTGGTAGGCGTGCAAGGTAAGTACTGCGATAGTATGGGCGCTTATGAAGTGCTGACTGTGCGTGATGACAAGGGGCAAGAATACAGTGTTGGCAACATGTACGACACGACGGCATGCTTCCGCACCATGAGCAATGAGGCACGCTTGGAGTATGCACAAAAGAGTGTGTGAGACAAGGTAAGAGCAACACAGAGCAGGCGCCCCATAGAGGGCGCTTTTGCTATTGTGCGAGTGCTTTCTGTGTGACTGTACGGCAGGCCAAAACAGTTAATTGGGGACAGAGTGCTATTCGGAAACATTTAATAGGGACAGAGTGGTCTAACAAAATCTCGTTCGTGTTCGGTAATCGCACGACCTTGGGCATCAACGAGGGGTTATTGTGATGCAGATCACATTCATAACCAACGAGTTATGTATTGCCAAAGTGCTATCTAGTACAGGGTGTACGCACAGACAGGCGTGCTATGGGCGTGAGAGGGCATCCCGCAGCAGCAGGACAGGGGCAACAGAGGGCCAGTGATGGCGAGATGGGGTGAAGCTACAGAGGGACGGAGAAAGGGGGCGCTGAGGGCCTGTATTCGCGTCAGAGGGGCATTTGTGAGGGTGGGATTGTGTGAGGGATGAGCAGGCGTGCGACGGAGGGATGGGGCAGAGGGTAGGCTATCGACCCACAATCAGGACGGCATGGAAGGGTATACAGTGGTTTGTGTAAGATGGTGCAGCCGTACACGGATTTACACAGGCTCAGGAAGGGGTCTAGACGGGCCTAGGGGACGTGTTGTGTGAAAGTGGCTGTCACCCACACAGATATTTCTAGGATGGCTCTACGGCGGTCTTTCTTGCCTCTCGGCACTGTTAAATGCCACGACAGCCTAAGTAGATATTCTCGACCTACCCCGCACAATTTGCCCTAAACAAACCACACCTTCCAAAAATTTTTATATCGAAAAATGCAAAAAGGGAGGTATGCCAGAAAGCACCCTCCCAAAACATAGCAGCAACCTACCCACCAATTATAAATTGCTTTTAAAACAACACACTTACATGCGATATTTAAAGTTGCATATTAATTAACATCTGCCCACCTGTCCATGATATTTGCCACAGATTTTGCCCACCATTTGCCACCACGTTGAGTTTTGAAATTATGCATGTTCAAATAGTCTGCAATTGCATTCACACTGTAGCCATTCTGACGAAGCATCACGATTGTCGGCTTCATGAAATCAGCGAAGCTGTCCGCCTCTTGCACGATAGATTCTTTGCACAGAGCTAGGGAGCGCTCCTTGTGAGCGCGCACAGCAGGAATCTTCATCCCCATAGGAATGCCACGTTGGCGCTTTACAGAGCAAGCACCTTTGCTGCGGTCTGCTGCTTTACGACGCTCCTCTTCTGCCACAGACGCCCGAATTTGAAGGAGCATTGGCCCACAATCAATGCCAGTTTCGGCTGTGATGAATTTAATGTCTTGACGCAGCATCTCGCAAATAAATCCAGTTTCACGAGATAGGCGATCCAGACGGCTAGTGAGAATATAGCAATCCCCATCCTTTCGATTGGAGAGACGCTGAGCCTTGTCAACAGCTTGCTTCAGCACAGGACGACGATCAAGATAATATTTACCAGAAATCACTTCCTGATATTCACCAACAATAGTCAACCCATTTGCAGCACAGAAGCGTTTCATTTCCTCCATCTGGTGAGCAATACCTAGCCCACTCTTGCCCTGCTCACGGCCCGACACTCGTGCGTAAAGTATGACGTTCTTCATGTTGTTCTCCTACTGACATATTTGATGAACGCCATTTTACACAGATCAGGTAGTTTGTGCAACACCTTCTTCAGAATTTTTAAACATTTCCTTTCTGTTACCTTGGAGAATCAAAATGTCATTGTCTGTAAGGTCGTACGGTTCAAGATTGAAGATCGACAACCCCTTATACTCATCGCCAATATAAGGAATCACAAGTTCTTCAAGAAATCTAGTATCCATCTCTTTCAGACGTTTGATACGATTCTTAATAGGGTTAACAGCCACTTCAAGGTCTGCTGCGAGTTCTTCCACATCTTTCCAGTCATCTTCTTCTGCACACTTGAAGTGATGCCACCACACATAGTGGAAGTCGAATGACATCTTCTTATTCAGGCCGCGAGTGGTGAGTTCTTTAACTTGATCTCGCCTACCTCCAAGGCCATGTACAAGGCAGTGGCACTTACTGCACAACGGGACAGTTTTAGTTCCTCCGAAGCTTTCTGGAATTACGTGGTGTTGTTCTGTTGCAGGAGCTTCGCATTCAAAGCATTTGTATTTGTCAATAACAATCATATTTTCCTTTATTAATAAAAAGCCCGCCAACAGCGCACATGAAATGTGCAATCCCTGTCAGCGAGCCTGTGAGTGTCAGTCAAACCTGAGAAACTGTTTAGCGTCGTTCCACCCCTCTTGATACCCTCTGTTGAAAATTTCATCGTAAGCGTCGTTTAAACGTTCAAGCGCAAGCCTTTCAATCTCAGCCTTCAACTTCTCAACAATCGCAAGATGGTCTTCCACCAACATGAACTTACCTTCCACGTCATGCTCAAGGTATTCACTCTCATACCTAACGTAGTATCTGTCAAAATCAGTCACTTCCACCTCTCTTCTTCCTTAGCTGCCTCCCAACCATCTTCGTACCCATCAGAATAGTCTCCTATCATGCTGTTGATTTGATCCTCAAGCTTCTCAATCCTCCCCAGCAACCACTGCACATGGTCATCATAATCATCATACCGAACATACCTGCCGTAAGAAAGAGGGAGTTCTCCATGTTGATTCACTTCGTAACGGACGATGTCTTTGTCGTTAGTCATTGACATTCCTCCTCTCGCAACCAATACCAAAGATTTTCGTATTCTTTCCTACCTCCCCCGTCAATAATATGACCAGCAAACTCTTCATAAATATTACAAATCTCAGCAATTTGTTTCGCTGTGGGCTTGTTAGCAAATACTGCTACGAAATATTCCCCGTGTTGGTCGTAATCGTTGTATTCCTTAGTGAGAACCCAAACTTTCATCTATCCTCCCACAAACGTAATCGTGAATGGTGCCCAATGTAATGCTGCCCAAAACACTACTACTGCTAAGATCAGAGGGATGAATGCTCCGCTCATATCATTCATGAACATCCCTGCAAAGAACAGCACTCCAGCAGCGTAAATTAAGAACAGTCCAATAAGTACAAGAAAAATAAATCCAATAATAGCCATCACAACCCCCTTAACAATAAATCTCAATCAACATCTGCCCAATCATATACCCCATGATCAGCCCGATAACGTAAATATTCATACATCCACCATATCAGGAAGAATGCCAATGCCGACGAGCAGCATGATAAGAACTAGGATAACAGCGTAGAAAAAATCGTTCAGTTTCATTTCGTAAGCTCCTTAAAACGACGCATAAAATAAATATAGCTCATGTGGCTGTCCCATGCAATGATTTTGTTTGGATAAGCCTCATATCCTTCATAACATTTCTCTGTAACACACGGCTGCATGTCTCTACGCTCTGCAAGAAAGACACGAATGTCAGCTTCTTTGATACTTGGATGGAAGGGAAATTTCATGCCAAAGCGCTTGCACATGTCCGCTTCTGCTCGTTTCTCAAGCTCGATGTAGCCCGGAAGGAGTTTTTTCAGCGGGGAGGGAATATCAGCCATAAAACTCTCCATCGCGTCGTGCATTAAACCCTCTAGTGCAAATTCTTCTGGAACAATCTTACTAACAATAATGCTATGTTGACTCACGTAGTAAGGTCGCTGCGTCTGCCCAGAAAATCTAGCGGTGTGTGACAAACCTCTTGCAATATCTTCTACAGCATAAACACTTTTTTCTGGTTCCAAGAAATCGAAGTGTCCGCCATTCAACAGGCTAATTTTGAAGTCACTCATCAGTCTGTAATCTCCACATTGAAATTTAACAACGCTAAGTACGCACGTTCGTCTAATTCGTTCCTATATTTCTCTGCAACTGACCTCACGTAAAACTCTTTAAATTGTTTGTATGCCAAGAAGGCTTCTTCAGGGGTGTCGTGATAACCTAGAACTTGCGGCTTTCCAGTTCCATTATTACATTGTGCTATAAATCTCGGCGTCTTCTTGCAACGCATTGTAACACCAATCGGGTACTTTCCTCGCTCATCTTTTCTTGTAACTAGCATATTGTTAATCTCAGGTGGCAAGAATACACACGTATTCTCCCCGTAAACTTTATTCCCTTTTACGAGTAAATCTTTGTCCAAGTGCCAGCCCAAATTATGGAAACCTACTTGACTGTTGCACCACTCGGCGAATAACTGAAATTCATTAAAAAGCGGTGTACATGAGCACCCGATATAACTTGGACGTTTCTCCCAAGTCTTGCCGGGGTAAGCCCTTGCCAGCATTTTGGTCCAATACTCTTTTTCTCTGGTATGCACCCCATTAATACTGCCTTTGTATTTACCTTCTCTGTAAACACCATATTTTCTTTTTACCACAGCCCCTCCTAAATTTGTTGACGAATCTATGGTAGTACAAAATTCTTGTGTGTGCAAGTGTTTTGTAAGATTTTCTTAGATGTCGTAAGATTTTCTGTTGTACAAATAAAAATGCCCCAGCCGAAGCTGAGGCGTCTCTTATTCTACAATTTCTTCTAATGCAGGCTCTGCAACAACTTTCTTACGTGGCTTGCGAGGCTTCTTAGCTGGCTTTTCCTCTGCCACTCCGCACTCTCCGCAAGTGCACTGCACTTGCATACGAGCCTGCTGACGTGCAATGAACCGATCCATAACTTCATCGGCGTCCATGTACAGTTCAAGGCCATCTTCCAGACGAGCAATTTCGTTAGGAGTGAGCAGGCCAGCGTACAGATCACGAATAATCTTCTTGCTGGATGCTGTGATGTGGCTCACTTGTGCTTCCACGTTCCCACCATGTCCACCTGCCGAGTATTGCACATTATGGTACATGAAAGTTGCATATTCATTGACGTACAGATTGTGTGCAAGTGCTGCGATCATAGTCCCTGCGCTCGACACATCGCTCTCTGCATGCACATGAATGAATGCTTCTGTATTCTTCATAGCATTGATAAGCGGGATAATGGCGTGGAGGGCACCTCCTACAGTGGACAGGCGAATTTGTACGACATCACCTTCTTGGGCATTGTCCAGCACCTCCACCAAGTCTGCAAACTGGACTACATCTCGGAATTCCTCATCAATAGTTACTCGGTGTACTTGGTTGATTGGTGCTGAGTAGACGGCGAAGGGTTCGCTCTCACTGCGCAGAAGCTTCAGAAGCTCTTTATTGAATTGTTGCATATTTCCTCCTTAATTATGGTAATACATCTTGACGAAAGCCCGGCACAGGCCAGAGCGAACGACATCTTCTGGTGTAAAGGTGACGATACCGATGTTTTGTGACATACATTGCAAATCGTCGTCGCTCAGGTAGTCGGGCATGCCTCCCACAACGTCGTCAATCATTGTGATTGTCTCCATCAGCCCACTCTTACCCCTCAGGTCATTCTGTTTCTGGTCGCCCGTCAGTACAAGTTGGCATCCATCGCCAATACGAGTAAGAATGGCTTCAAGTTCTTCCTTCGTAAGATTCTGCGCCTCCTCCACAATGACAAGGGCATTTTCAATACTCATACCACGGATGTGCTCAACACTCAGCATCTCCACTTTCTTACTCGTCAGGCAGTAGCCGAGAAAACCTTTGCCCATGAACTTGCCAAGATGCTCAAGTGTCTGTTTGAAGAACGGCAGCAGCTTTTCTTCCAAAGTGCCCGGCAGCGCACCATTGCTTTTGCCTGTAGAGACGTTAGCACGAACAAGAAAAATCTTATCAATCTTTTTGGATCGTAGCAGTTCGGAGCCGTGGTAGGCGGCAAGGAACGATTTGCCTGTACCAGCAGAGCCAATAGCAAATACCACTTGACGACCTTCTTGCAGATATTGAAGTAGGCTTTTCTGCCGAGGATTAGCAGGTTTGACAGCGAGTTGTTTTTGTTGTACAGGGACAACAACCTCTCCAGCAACAACCTCAACTACAGGCTTTTCGCCCGTCTTTTGCTTTCGTGTAAAACGCTTAGCATTGTTGGACATCAGTTATCCTCTTGTAAAAATGTTAATAGGAATGCCCAACAGCGATGTTAGACACTCCAATTTACCACTTGCAATCTAATCTGTCAAATCGGCCAAATAAGGTCTTTAGAGTTTTTCTCCCACTTACCAAAGTCGTCAGCAATGATCAAATCGATAGAGCCGTCGTCGCAGCGAGTATTAAAGCGGTGGATGTGATAGAACGTAGGAGGAAAGCCGCTACCCTCTTCTTGAATGACTACAGAGCCTTGTACAAGATTCTTGATGTTCACTTCTTTATTGGCAAATTTAACCTTGATTTTCATTGTTATCACCTTTGTTAATCTTCTTAGCAGCGCGAGCCTTAGCCATGATTTCTTGACGTTTTTCTTTCGTCATAACATCCCTACCACTCTCAGCGGACTCAAGCTGCTGCTTGGCTTTAGCAATAGTGTTGGCGTTGCGGATAAGATACACTTCGTACATGATATAGCTGAAGAAAGGTTCACGTTGAGGATCGATGTCCCAGCCGTACCCTTTGTGTTTAAATGCTTCTAGCATACTTTCAACATAGCTTGGCGTCACAATAGTTTTGTACTCGGTAGCACCTTCTTTAACTTCGGTTTCGATGATGTCGCTCATTGCTTCTCCTTAAAAGAGTTGTTTAGATTTGTTACGGGCGCGCCCTACATACAGCGCAATTTTCTTACCTTTTGCTTCTTTGTCTGTCAGAAAGATTTCTGCAAAGCGTAAGTCTTCAAAGTCGGCAAAGTTTCGTTCTTGTTGCTCTACTTCGTATAGGATGTGTTCAAGGTCGTTCATTTGTTCACCAGAGCCATAGCTGGACCTTTGACATCGAACCAGTTGTCTTTACATCCAAGTACTTGTTCTCGTACACACCAGATAGCACGGTTGTAACTGTCTGCATAATCTAGGTTCACACAAGCTAGCTTACCGTTCTGACGATAGTACACCTTAACATTTTTCAGCATTGTTCCCTCCTTGAAAGTGGTTAGTGACTGAATTGTAGAGCCTGTTCTAGATGCTGTCAAGCCTAAAATTGACAAGATAGGGCACAAATGCTATCCTTCACTTGTTAAGAATTTTAAGGAGGTAGTATGAGTGATGTGGTGAGTACAACACCCAAACCGTTGTTCAAAAAGAAGCACGAACTAGACAAGCTTGTAAAACAGCTTAATAAGATTAGTAAGAAAGCTGTGGAAGTGTTAGAAGCAGGGTTAACGAGTAATGACGAGCGTGTCAGGATGATTGCTGCTGAGAAACTGTTGAAGTTTTACATGGATAGTGCAGAGGCCCAAAGGGCTGACGAGATTAAGGCAATGTTGCTGGATATCAAAGTAACAGGTCTTATCGGTCAGGGTAGCACGGCAGAGGACGATAATACACCAGCGTTGGATTTTGACAACATCAGCCCGGAATTTGCTCAAGATGTACAAGTGGTAGACATGGGTAACGTTAATAAGATTTGACAAGATTCATAGAGCAGTGTACAATTTGTTTTGTTGAGTGAGTCGATCTTGAAATCATGCGGCCACATGACTCTAGCGCATCAACTTTAAGGCTTTCGCCATAGCCTTCACAAGAATTGGCACTCGGCTTCCACAAGAGGCCGTTTTCAAGACGCTTCCTCTACAGGGTCGTTGCCCCTCCTCATCAGCTTTGTAGCAGTAGAGGCGTCCTGAAAACAAAATCATTGCTCACTTCGCATAGTTCGTTCGATTGCACCGGCTTTGTAACCCGGAGGAGAAATCCCGCGTTGGTTAAAATCCAACAGTGAGCACCACGGAAAGTTGGCTGAGTGGCTTAAGGCAGCAGGTTGCTAACCTGTCGAGTCTATTTATACGGCTCCATTAGTTCGAATCTAATACTTTCCACCATCTACGCACAAGTAAGCCGCATCCGGTCTTCAGAGACGGCTCTTGCCGCGAAAGTGCACTTACATAGGCCCGAATGTTCCAAGGTTGGCGAGTGAGTCTCCAAAACTTACTGTGGCGCGTTC